CCAACCGCTGGGTTAAATGAAGTTGCGGTGTTTTATGTTAATTCAAACGACGTTTATGAAGGTGAGAGATGGAATTTTTCTGATCTTGGAACATTTACCGAGCCTCAAGAGATCTCACACATCTACGCTTGTCCTTTTGGAGATGATATTTTAGCTTTCTCTACTCCTTTAAATGGAATAGGTGGAACCGGAGCCTCCGGTTATGTTTCTAGTGAAATTAATGGAGTTACCGGGGGAAGACTTTTTTATTATCTAAAAGAAACCGATGAATGGAAAGAGACAGTTCCAGATTATACTTGGCCTCACATATATGACATAAGAGCCAAAGGATACGACGGTAAGGACTATTTTTATTATGTCGGTACATCTGAGGGATTATTCACTATACCTCAGGGAACTTTAGAGTATAATTCCCTAATTGGCGGGGAAAAATATATTGAACAAGCCACAGTCTATAATACAAAAACCAGCGGGATCATTTCGGATTATATTTACAGTTTAGATCTAGACGAGAATGGTAATCTTTGGATAGGAACAGATTTGGGACTTTCATTTTTCGACGGCTACCAATTCTGGAATTATCCGATTTCTACAGGTCCTATAACTAAGGTGGTTTCTAGACCTAATGGCCATGTTTTCTATTCATCCGGTGATGGTGAAAAGTCGGAGGGTACTGGTATTTGGCATTTTAACGGAACAACCCATACGCAATTCAATTTATCTAACTCTAGCTTACCTGATAATAATGTGTTGGATATCAAATTGGTCAATAGAAACATAACTCAAAACGGCCTGACTGTTTATGAGAATTCTCTATGGGTTTTAAGTGTGAATGAGATTTCTGCATTTAATTACGATATTCCGCATGTCTACGGATCATCTAAATATGAAGGTGCAACCGGATGGAATTTTACATACTTCACAGGAACAGGAGGAACTAGTGCTCCTCTACCAAAAGTTGACAAATATACTTGGCTTTATCCTGATTGGAGGACTTACCAGGACGATTATCTTGCTCTTAAATTTCCTGGATTAGATCCTAGAAATCTATTTCTAACAACAGAACTTGAAGCCATAGCGGATGGAAGAGCTGGAGAGCAAGCTTACTGGGACAATTGGCCGGTTGCTTCTTATGAGCAATCATTAATTGTTGAATCTATAACCGGACCGAATTGGAATTCTGTTATACAAGTGGTACAACAGTCCAGTGCGGGAGTAACTGGATATGTGAATATTACATCGTCAACATCGATCACTACCAAAGACGGTACTAAGTATTATGTTGGTGGGTACATCACTGGGGATTTGGTAGTTGACTTTGGTTATTATAATGATTCTTCATTAGCTACACTTTCACAATTAAATCCAACTATAGGAGGATCTACGAATGTATCTGTAGACGATTACAGCTCCTTAGATAATGGAAAGATGGGATTCATAGTTTCTTATAATGAAAAGGGAAATGTTGATTCGATACTTCCTTTCAGAGGATACAGTACGGAAATCCAAGATTTGGCTCCTTCCCCAGACGGTGAATTTATAATTGCTACCGGAATATTCGATAGGTTTATGGAAAGTGGACCTTATGTTTGGGATTCTAAGGAGGGAGAGGTAGTTTTAAGAGGTGGACCAACCGGTGCTCCTTCCGGTGTAACTACGAGGAATGTTGCCGGTCTAACGTCAGGCTCTTATCCTTGGATTTATCAGGACTCTTTTTTAATTAATGATGACTGGACATATCTCAACTCTGATTTTGGTCAAACATCTACGAGATTTGATTTAGGGTTTTCCGGATCTGCAACTTGGGAAAACATAGATAGAATATACGTCAACTATGATTCAGTTGGTGGTAATTATTCTTCTGATATGAACTCTCTGACTACTGCGAATTCAATCAGACTTAATTACGTACCGACCTTTGCTAGAGCTTATTACACAATAAAATCTATAGTTACCTTACCTAATAATCCTACTGGGCTATTATTTAATGTCGCATATTCGGAATTTCAGAATGTCGGAGCAACTTCCGGTACTTTTGCACAGACCAGCGGTGACACTTTCAATTTAGATTTTTGGGATTCCAGTCAATATTCATATCCACTAGTAACTGATCTTTCTTCAAGATCCACAGTTTGGAATGCTAATGACTATACAGCCAATTCTATCTTTGTTGCAAAAATAGGATCAGATCTGGGTAATACGTTTACTTTTAATGGCTTAGCTGCTACTGGGGATTATAACCGTAATTTAAGAAGTTCATATAGAGGACTTTCATTCAGAAATTTCCCTGGTAAATATTTCTTAGATTCAACTTTGGGTGACATTAAAGAATCTAAGGTTGATGTAACCAAATATTCTGTTAATCTAGGTTTAAGATCTACTCCATATTTTACTCCCACGTCTTATACAGCTGAGATTAGTACATTAAAAAACTCTTGGGTAAGAAGTAATGACTATACGTCAGCTCCTGATTATATTTTAGGCTCTACCACCGACATATCTCAAAACTGGACATATGATTCAGTTTTATCATACGTTAGATTGTCAGTGGATGATCTAGCTCTTGTGTCTGGATCTACTTCGGAAAGCATTTATCCAGGAACTGGATCTACCTCTGCCGATCGAATGATTAAATCGGTTAAATCATCGGAAGATAATAATTCCACGTTAATATCCGGCGTTTCTAACAGGAACTTTAATTTCGGTGGAATTGGTCTAACTGGGATATCTGATGTCTATACTCCTTTCTACGAGATATTGAATAATGATGGTATTGGAGTAACTGGATCTTTCCTAAATGGAACAACCGGATCTTCATCATATCCAGTAGCAGCTAAAGATGATTCATCTTACTACTTAACATCCGTTTTTGGAACAGCTGGATTCTATTTTGGTGATAATTTTTCTTCTGGTATGACGGGAGGAACTAATTTGTTAACAGCAAGAATAACTGGACAGGGTACAACTCTAAGTACTTTTAATAATCACATAGATCTAGATCCTGTTGGAATATCTTTGGAGAATGCTTGGATTTTACCTAACGATAATTATCTAATCGATTATAGAGAAACAACTGGAGCAACATCATATTCGGTAGGGCTACTAAAAACTAATAGGTTAAATAAAAACCTTGATAGTAAGGTTATCCAGATCTCGGAAAATAATACTTTTAATCAGAATATAAGTCTAACCTCCAACGTTGATTCATCCGGAAATATACTCTTATCCGGATACAACTACGGTGCAACTGGATCTGGATTCATAGATGTTGATCAAAATTCAGGATTTACTTTTTTAAGTAAACAATACGTACCTGATTTGGGCATAAATTTAGGAAACATAATATCCAGAGCAGGATCTGGAGCTTGGACGTGGTGCGACGTACACTCCACAGATAGAGGAATGCAGGTTCCTCTCCTCTCTACTGTTATTTTCAGCAATTATGCTTCCAATATCTACGGAAAGCAGAATAACACATGGATACTTTCAAATTCAATAACCGGAGAAGAGATACTTAATGTGAAAAGTACACCTTACTTTATATTTACATTCTCTGAAGCTGGCAATTACACTATATTTAATCAGGTAGAAGATTCATTCGGAAACGTTTATGCAGTTACCAAGCCTGGATTTATAGAGGTTGTCAATCACAAAGTTAAAAAACCAGAAGATAAGAATCCTGATTATGTTGATTCATTCGACTACGGTCAACCTGAACCTTTTGCAGGAAGAGACACTCAAGCTCTCAAATTATCCAAGGATTTAGCAGAGGAGCAAAGAAGAATTATGGAGCAAGCACCACAACCACCAATAGGGACAGGATTAGTTATTCCAAATAACCCTGACGCTACATTTAGGGAAGATTAAGGATTTTTTTCCTCCCAATCATCAAATGTTTCCTCTATAATTTTAACAATAGGATCTCTTACGATATCTGCAACCTCAAACTTCATTGTTCCTATATCTGGCTTGCTTTCAAACAGATTGACTACTAAATCTAGTGATGATAGCTTGGAGTTTTTCATGTCGATTTGTTTAGTGTCTCCTGTAATGATCATCTTTGTGTCTGTGCCTATCCTCGTCATAGTAGATCTCATGTTCTTGCGGGTAATGTTCTGAGCTTCGTCGACAATGATAATTGAATTATCGATGGATCTACCTCTAATGTATGCTAAAGGTAAAACTTCAATAAATCCTTGATCTAGCATAATCTGCGTCATTGCTTCTCCTATTAACTTATGGAAGTTGTCTAGGAATGATATAGTAAATGGGTACATCTTTTCTTTAAGATCCCCTTTTAGGAATCCAACCTCCTCTCCTTCAAGTACAGTAACACTTTTAACTAGAATAATTTTTTTAAATCTAGGATCACTCTTTAGAAGCTTTAATGCCTGAGCACACGCAACATATGTTTTACCAGTTCCTGCTGGTCCTGCGGCTATTGTTATTTTATTTTGATTTATCAGACCTATAAGTTTTTTCTGACTTTCGTTTTTATACTTATATTCAACTTTAAGTCTTTGTACATCAAATTTGGATGAATTTGGTGGTTGATATCCGATAGGAAATGTTTCATAAAACTCATCATCGGTCATTCTTTTCTTTCTAGCCATTTAATATTTGTTTTTTTGTTTTGATTGGGTATGATTCACCCTTAAGGTAACCCTTAAAAATTAGAGATATTTTTCGTGATTTGGAGAAATAAAACATCTTTTTTGTAGTTAAAGAGATGTCTTTAAAATATTTTTTAAGGAGTTTGAATCTTTGTCCCTTCATATTTAAGTGTTGTCTGTGACATCGATATATATTTCGCTTTTAAAACAAACAACTAACAAAAATGGCAACTGTAAACATTAATGAAATTTTAGGTTCGGATTCAATATCTGGATCCAGAGTAACCATTAACTCCAATTTCCTGACTCTTCAGAATTGGATTAATGGATATGTTAACGTATTTGGAATCGATACTGTTAACGGCATTTTAGATCTCACTGGTGCTTCAACCGGTAGAATCTCTGCTAAGATTGGTAAGTTTGATTCCATTTCACTTCCATCAACTGGTGCATCGACAGCATCTATTAATAATCTAGGTCAAGCTTCTTTTGCTAGTGTACAAACCACTACATTTACAGCTTCTGGAGCCGTTACAGCTTCTTCAACGATAACATTTGGTACATCCTCAGTTTTCACAGTAGGAGGTACAGCAAGCTTCAATGGACCGTTAAGCGCTAATGCAGCTTTATACCTCGGAGTTCAAGGACATGTAATAAGCCAGAATACAACATATTCTTCAGGAGCTACTGCAGGTACAGCATTTCCGGCTAATACAGCAGGAGGTGGTGGTAGATACACATCGGTGAATTCCCCTTATGCTGTAACAGGTTTGGAAGACGTTATTTACGCTGAGTGTGGTCCAACTGGATTCTATATGAAAGTTGTTGACGGAACTTCTCCGGTAGGTGGAACTCTTCCTAACTTACCACAGGGAACTAGAATTACCATAGTAAATACTACTGCAGCTACTGGATACATCCGTACAGGAGTAACTGGATCAACTAGTTACTACACTGGATTTAATACTGCTTCTGCTTATGGAGGATTTTCTACGTCAGGAATTGTTATCCCTCAGAATAAAGCATACAGATCATCAGTTACTTTACAATGGGAACCTAGAGTTGGTCAGGGACAAGCTACACAAAACGGATCTTGGATAGTTATCGGATCTTCTAATGTGACAGTTTAATTATAAAATTAGAAAAATAAATGGCAAAGACACCTTTCATAAGGCCTTTACAGATACAGGGAGGAACTTTCTATACCTTTTCATCGTCAGCAGAAGATCTCTCTTTTACTTTCAATAATTCTGTAAATAAATTCAGATTTTCAAAGTTTGCTTTGTTAAATATCCCAGATATTGACAATAGCTCTAGTTCTTATGATAATATTATCAGATTGAATGGACCTGACAGCGCTTTTTTAGATTGGGCTAATAACACTCAACAGATAATAACAGGTAATGCCAACATTGATTTCTCTCAGAGTTTTCAGAGTTATTGTTTGAATTTAGAAAGCACAGTAATTAGTACAGACGATTATAATTCCGATCTAAAGCAGAATGTTTCTGAGAGAATATTTTTTAAATGGTTAAGAGAAATCGGGGCCATAAGATTTAGAGCTGCGAATAGCTCGGAGGTAGTTTCCACGTTAGATCAGAATACGGTAACAACAGTAAGTGGACTTCCCGTTACTGAGAAAAGATATGTAGAAGGTGATGCTACAGCAGGAACTACTGGAGCATATGGAATGACTGGAGCTTCTTATAATAGAGTAGTCCAATATATCGGTAACCTTGATATCGTCAACTCAGTTAAAAATTCTACCAACACGTATTCTGAGGTTTACGTTATGGTTCCAACCAAAGACGGTAATACTCCTTCCGTACTTTTTAAAAATATAGTAGATCAGAATTATTATCCAGATTATCAATGGACGAACGATCCTAGTAATCCTTTGAATGATGAGTATCTTTTCGGAAGAAATTATGATGATGTCAACCCTAGCGGTTTGACAACTTTGGCTATTTTTGATGATGATGTTCTTGGATCTCCTACTGCTACTTATTTTGACACTGGAGTAAGTGGGGCAACCGCTTCAGGTAATTGGTATTCTCCGAGAGATACCGCTAATACCTATTTTACTGATCCATCGTTTGTGGATCCCTCCAATTATATACTAACTAAGTCGGATAACTCACAATCATTAACTTATGTTAGAAGTAAGCTCGACTCTATAGGGATAGACTTCGATCCAAATTCATACCAGCAAATAGTATCAGATCCGAATATATCAACATTAGAAGAATTTAATTCAACCGCAGCGGCAGCAGATTTTGAGTTTAATGCAGTTTTAATCTATTATGATGTATATGATCCAGCTAACACTTCAGATGTTGCTACGAACTTATATGGGGTTCTTTTCTTAGATGATGTTAATATTACTAGTGGTGATGTATTCATTCCTAGATTACAAAAGAATAGACCAAATCCAGTAACAAAATTAAACGGTAACTCTTACGGATTTAAGATCAATCTTAAATTTGATACCGACATAGATCAGACTGGAGTAGAACAGGCGATAAATGATTATTCACCATTCTCATTGTCCATGTTCATGGATGCGATGAACGTCCTACAAGATGCTAGTTCGACCTTAAATAATACTGTTGTTCAATTCATAGATGTATCGGAGAGGGTTTCTAATCTTGAAACTTTGGTTCTTTCCACTGAAACATCTCTGGATCTGAATGCAAGAATAACATCGCTGGAACAAACGATAGCTGCAAATCAGGCACTATTCAATAACACGCAAGCTGTTATGAACCTGATTAATCAGAACTATGATTTGGTTAGAGCATTAATAAATAACGAGACTAGTGTAGAGGTTTCGTATAATTTGGATTTGTTGAAACAAGGAACTGGAATTCTTTTAGATAGAGCAGTTCCTAATGAGGTTACAGTTAAAAACAGTAATCAGGATTTCAATATTGGAGCCAATAATGGTAAGGGTACTTTAACCCAAACCGGGGCCAATGAGATAGTCCTATTGGAATTTTCCAACTATTTTAAACACGTAAATAACGGAAATCCAATTACTCTTACCCAAGACTTAACTATCCGTATTAAGGATACAAATAAATGGAAGAATGGACAAAGATTTAGATTCTCCTTTGGAGATCCGATATACCCAGGTAATTTCTTAGTAAAGATCTTAACTGATTCACAAGGTCTTTATCCTTTAACTAGTCCTAGTGGAGTTGCTTACTCGACTAACATTATAACATTGGATGAATCTATTTTCTCTAGTGAATCTTACAAACCTGTTTTTGAGATAGTTTGTATAGATCAGCAAAATTTGAAATTCCAGGTTGATATAATAGGAAAAAGTTTGACCAACAATAATTAAAAACAAAGGTACCTAAAATGGCAGGAACACAAAATAGTATTAGCTCTTTATTAGCTCAATTTCTTAGATTACAGAAGAACTCTTTGGAGATAATGAATGGTCTCACGGAGGCAACAGTTTCTACTAACGAAACTGTTAGCATAGAAGTTCTTGACGAGCAGGGACTTCCTAAGAACGCTAACGTACCATCTTACGGATATCTGAAGAGTCAAATAGATCGCTTAGATAATAACGTAAAAGCACTAGCTGGAATTGGAGAAACCTCTGCTACTGTTAGAAACCCGGATGGCACATATTCGCAGATTTTTAAATATAGTACTTTAAGAGAACCTCCAAGAATAACTAATTTGGAAGTTCCTAGCACGTTTAGTGTGAAGGATAACTGGTTCTTTGAAAGTTTTTTAAACCCGCTACTTTACATTAATATCAATGTAACTGGTCAGATCCAGGATTTAGCTGACAGAATAGTAGTAAAAAGAATTATAGCTAACACAGAAACAGATGAGCAAAAGCAGTATTTCGATCTTCAACTTAAAGGTAGAAATGATCTATCTTATGACCAATTTATTTCCCTATTGGGAGATAACGGTATTGGCTATTTCGTCGATGAGGATATAGTCCAGCTTCCCCTGAGAACCCTTCGATATATCGGAGGATTTTCTGTACTGGGGTATTATGACGATACGGTTACAACCACAGATCAATTTGGTAACCAGGTACAACAGTTAAGAAGAAATTACAAACTAGATAAACTAACTTATACTGATACAGCATCGGGTGTTCCTGATGGTAAATCTCTTTCCCCTAAGGATACTATCACTACAGAGGACGGAAGCAGATATCAGATAACATCTGTTAATTTAGATCAAACTTCAATACAGGTAAAAAGAATATCAGGATATCAACCTATACAGATAGGTGCTAATGTTCTAAATATCTCATCACCTGATTTTGGTTCTAGATATGCTCAAGTAAATGTTGGGTATAATGAAAGACAGGGTATTTTCTTCAAGAGTATTGATGATGATTTCAATATAGTAGCAGCAGTTTGGTCTACCGGTATTATATTTTGGAGCAATGAACTTAGAACAAAAAATTCTAACGGTGAAATTGTTACCTTGGAGAACTATTATTTGAACGAGGTTTCTGATTTTGGTAAAATATTTCTAGGTGCAGCTAAAGAGAAGCCAATCCCTGCAATAGAGGGATTAACCCCCGATGCTCCTTTAGTTACTAATAGTAGCTTTAAGGTTGTTCAGATCAACAAGCAGGTAACCCAATCAGTTTCTATAAAAACAATAGAAAGTAAGCTTAACGCAAAAACTGCTTTAAAGAGTGAGCTCGCTGCATTGGATTCTGCAATCAATGATGCACAAGCCCAATTAAATATAGGACTTAGCCAGACTACTTCATCTTCAAATACATCTGGATCTAATACTAACAAATCTATTGCTGCTAGCGCAACTACATCACCTCCGGGTGTAAATAGCGACTCAGTTAAGGCTAATCTAAATAACCTTATCAATGAGAAGACTAAGAAGTCCCAACTATATTCTTCTTTAGTAGAGGAGGTTAGCACATTGACTAAGGACGTTCCTCAGATAGTAACTCCACCTAAGTATAGAGTTAGAGGATTTTGGCCAATTCCTGCTCCTAAAGAAGATCCAAACACAGGAACTCAGAGTGTAATCCAATTTGCAGTTAGATACCGATATCTAACAGATGGTGGATCAGCTCAACCTTCAGAGCAAATAGAATTTGTAGATAACGATGGTCAGAAAAAAAATGCTGCATTTTCTAATTGGACTGAATATAAAACTGACATCAGAAAAAAAGTATACGATACAAATAAAGGTATTTATGTCTGGGCAGATGAGATTACATCCGATTCTAATGTACAAAACATAAACCAATTAGATATTCCGATTACAAAAGGGGAAAGAGTTGAAATTCAAGTAGCTTCAATTTCTGAAGCAGGATGGCCAAGTAATCCATTAGCTTCTGGATATTCAGAATCTGTTATAATTTCATTCCCTGACGATCTTAGCGTTAATGGAATATCTGATACACTGGTTAAAAATAATCAGGATGCTGCTGTAGTGGAAGTTCAGAAATCATTAACTTCTCAAGGTCTTCCTATACACCTTTCGCAACAGTTTACTGAGAATGGTAAGACATATGTCCATGATTCTACTAGCATAGCTAGTGGATTCTATAATTCTAGCGGTTTAGTTGTGAGTCTTTTTGATAAGCTCCAAGAGATGCAGAATCAAATACTTATACTTACTGCTCAATTGAATAACGCTAAGGGCATTCTTGAAGTTTATGTTGTAGATTCAACCAACAATAAAATAAAGGTTTCTAAAGGATCTTTGGTTAAGATCAATGCTGGTTATTACAGTGACATTTTCACTAATCCATTGACAACCGATGCTGGTAAAGTAGCCTCATTTACATACAATGTTCAGCTTTATAACAGTCAAGCTTCTATGGTAGAGCTTGCTTCCTTGATCCCTGGAGGTCTTGGTGTTAAAGCTCCATCTACAGTTTCACCAAATACCTATCCAATAGGATATGATGATAATTTAAGATATGGCGATTGTCCAATATCAATAACGTCTCTTACATTGACAGACCCTGCTATTGAGGACAATACTTATTTTAGACAGGCTCCACCTTTTGCTTCAGCAAGTTCATATTCGCAATACATCTATCCTAGATTTAAAAGCGTCGGATATGACCAGGATCTTTACAATGGAGGGGTAACTAACGCTTCTAGTTTTACTGCATTATACGATCCAAACTATGCTTATGATGGATCTATATCGGGAACTATAAATTTTGGAATCAGCGGAACTTATCCTCAAAACGGAACGATCATGATACCTTATGATCCATCTAATACACCATCGGTAGTTTCAGGAGCCACAGCTTCTAATATCTGGTTAGGTTCATTCAGTGGTACTACTGGAGGAACCCCTAATGGTGGTGGTGCTATTTCTGAGTTCTGTGTCGATATAAACCACCCATATCTAGTATCAGTAGGTGAGAGTTATTCGTTTGTAAACTATGCTGATTTGGTTAAGCCTTATGCTGCTAGTACTAAAGTATATCCTCCTTTTAGACATACTCAGACATTCTGGGGAGATACCACATTAGATTATTATTGGGCTCAACAGTCTTACCGTACACCAGTAACTTTTGCTACTGGAGCTACCGCTTCGAGAGACGATAGAATGTATGCAGATAAATTAGGATTTACCTCAAATGATGAATATCTAATTGGTAAATTCTCATGCGGTGCCTATTTATATCTAGGACCGGCAACGGCATCTTCTGTTCAAGTAGACGGAAGCACCTCTCTATCTACTAGAATGCTAGCAGACGGTGAGACAAATGCTATAAACATTCCTTTAATCTTCCAATTTAGAGCTGTTGATAAAGCAGGATTTATTGGAGGGTGGAGAAAATCCGGGACCTTATCGAATATTACATACACTAAAAAGCTTGGTGTTGACGTCCAAGTTAAAAACGAGGATACCTTCTCATTTGATGTCCAAGTGAGTGGTTCTTATAAAAATGATACTCTAGTTGCTCCTAACTTTGACAGCGGAACTACTAGCTAAACAAACTAAAAAATGATTTATGTCCGGAGCTAAACTTTTTGATTTTAACTCTTCCTTTTCTGTAATTAGAACGAATCCGAGACTAACCGGTAACTTTAAGATTACCTTGGATTCAGGCGGGAATATTGCGTTTAACTCTATGAACGTAAATAATATTCTAAGCAATGATCGCTATAAAAAATTCAACATTACGGGTGAAAATAGCTTTGCCCAGGACATTTATAACTACTTTAATGAAGGGAATCTTTCCAATGAAATAATATTCCAAATTGGTGCATTTACTAATGGCCAATTCCAAGCAGCTACTAAATTTGATGAGCAGTATGACTTCTTCTATGGTAGTGGAGCAGCATCTTTCCCTGATAAGAATTACCAGGAAAACTTTAGCTATTTTGCTCCCCTATGGGTAAAAAATGAAATACCTGATTATTTCGTAGTCCTAAAGGTCCCAAATCCTCTTAATTATCCATATTCTACCAATCAGACGGTAATATCACCAGGTACTAAATATAAGGTTGTCCAGAATTATACCAGTTCGGGAAATTTTGTAGTATCTTATGGGGTTAACCAATCAGGTAACCCGGTTCAATATTCTGACGGTGACATATTTACTGGTAATAATCAAGCTACAACTTATACCGTTATTAGCGGGAGCGGATCTGTTGTTATTTTTGATGAATTGGCTAATCTTAGTTTAGTTAATGACGTAGAAAATACATTTAAGAACAAAATACTTCCTAATTGCTCAGTAGTTAAAACCTATGATTTAACAGAGAATAGCCGAATTGGTAAATATATTAGGAAGATATTTAATGACGCAAATTTTTCAAATTCTCCATTAGAGATAAGCTGGGGTCCTAACTCATATAGCTATTATAGAGGAATCTCTGTTGCTGATGGCGTATTTACAAAAAAGGGAGAGATACTTTCATCATATCTTACTAAAGACGATTCAGATTCAATGATAGATTTTGAATCTTACATTACTAATGGATTCTACCGAAATAATATCATTTGTCCAAATCTTCTAAATATGGAGTTTTTGTTCGATGATCCGGATTCTGATGATTATACCATCAATAGATACATGGGATTCTATGTCTCCAGAAATGATATAGCAAATCTCCGACTAAATGGGGATTTCTTCTATGAGTATCGAGATTTGGACGGTAATAATGATCTACCTAAACCAACTAGAAATGAATTTGGATATTATTACGATACAACACCCTACGGAGTAACCTCAGATAGTGGGATCAGACTTTTTTACGAAAATGCTTCTGGATATCTTCCAGGATCAGACGATGTCAATTTATATGATCCGAATAAATTGTTTTATCTTACCGATAAGAATGGGAATTTCTATAGTCTTAAAAGAGATGAAGGATACACTTCACCAGGAGGTAATTCACCAGATTATACGTATGGGCCATTCGATTACGTCACCGGATCTTTTTCTGCTACCGGATCAACAGGAGCTACCTCGGGATCTTTAGTTATTAGTAACACTGAGACCAATCTACTTAATTTTACTGGAATTAGCGATAAGATAGCTAGTATACCAGGAAGCACCCCATCGAGTGCGGGTAGATCTTATTTGGAGGTCGAATTTGCTAAATCTTACGATCTCTCCAGTCAGATAACTTTTAAGATATACTGGCCTAACGGGTCATATAAAGAAGGGTCTAGAAGATATGATTTAATCCAGTCTAACGATCTTTCTTCTATTATCCAATGGATTGATGGATCTTACTACAGTAGCGGCAATACACACTTCTATAATCCAATTGCTTCTGACACCTCTTCGATTGCCTTGTCTTTTTCTAACTTAGCAGATGCTGTAAATTCAGCAACTTGGGACGCAGGAACTAATTTATCATCCGCTGTGATTAGACTTAAGGATTATGGAACATACGGGAATGAATCTTATAGCATTAGTGTTTTTGATAACTATAGCTATTTCGAGAATAATTTCCAGAAGGAATGGAATAATTCATCAGCATATTCTTTGAATAATATAGTTATTTATAACGGGTATTATTATAAAGCAAACACCGCTATATCTGTTCCAACCCCAGGTACATTTAATGATTCACCAGATACTTCCAGTGACTGGAATTTATATTTCACATTTTCTAGCACCGGGTACATTAAAGTTAACGGAGTGGATGCTTCCAACTTAAGTGGAATAGTTTATTTCGAAGGAGGAACAAGGTTACCGAATAATCGAATTCTTTTCCCATCAAACTATGAAGGGTTTGTCAATGATGGAGATTTTATTCTTACTAAGACTGGAAAGACTAAAATTAAATCTGTTGGTCGATATGTTGACGATCCCGTAATAGATAGTGATACCAAAAAAGTAACTGGATTTAATAACTTTACCTACTCTAGAGTAGCTGTCCTGGAGGACGAGAATGCTGAAGTTGATTTTGGATCTGATAAATCATTTAACGTATATAAATCTGCTAGTTTATATCTAGGTGTATTCAGTTTCTTTGACACTAAAGAATTTGATTTTGATTTCTTTAGTTCTAACTATGGGTACACTCCTACATCTGAAACATATAAGTACTTCCAGATTCAGCCCGGTGCTTCCGGATCTATTCTACCGAATATACCTTACATTATAAAACAAGGGCAGGTATCATACAATGGTACTTTATATTCGCAGGGAAGTATATTTTACGGAGCTACTGGATTTGGATTTTACGTTAACGCAAATCCTAATCAGAATGATCCGGTTGTTGTTTTTCCAGCTGAATATTCTAAAATAAATTATAGCTCAACCCCAACCAATTACTCTACTATTGACTATAATGACGATTTAAATGCCTTTAACGGATTCATCGGAATACAAGGACTTGATAGTAACCCTTTGTCTAGTACTGCAACTAAGCTCAATGTTTTCAATAAAGGAAAATTAAATAACGAGTACGACTATCTGGAGGAGAATTATACACCGACAAGATCGAACGTTTCTAGAATAGTTCCATTTATAAATAAATGGGGATATTCATCAGGAACTGATGCTAGAGGTAACTTATACCGATTAAATTCAAGTCCAGCTTTTACTCCAACTAACTTTTCTCCTAGCTTAGATAGAGATACATCGGATCCTAGGTATATTACACATGAATGGCTTCTGTTGGAATCCCCACCTAGACAATTTCCTGTGGATGAAATGCAGGATCAAAATAGCTACCTGCCAGGAAAAGTCGATTTAAATAAAGCTAGAAGCGCAGATCCTGCCGACTATCTATATCTTTCATCGTTTTTTACTGTCGAGCCATCCGATTATAGCAGTCAGTACGAGGATCTTTCTTCTTACACTAAGGAATTATTTACCCCATTTGTTTATAATGAATCTACAGGTTTTTATGAAACCCTTTTCCGAGGAATTAAAATAGTTCTTAAAAAAAGATCCGGATTAACCGACACCGAATCCGATTCATTAGATAGGTACATTCCATCGTATAGAGGATATGAAAAATATAAATTTTCTGCAGTAATTAGAGTTGTAGAAGAGGATGATTCAATAATACAAGAGCCAGTAACATACGAGATTATTGAGAATACCCAACAACAGTTTATCTTATTTGTCTGCTATGTATTAATGGGTGACTATAAATCTATGACACTCGGTCACACTGGATCTACCGGCGGTGATCCTATTCTAGATTACACTCTTCTATATTCTCTCAGCAACAAAGAAAAATTGACATATCCGCTTAATAACGGGGATAGGTATTATTCGGTTGATGATATAAAATTAAGCTGTGGCTTGGATTTATCTCTTGCTTCTGGAAGTATAGTTAACCAAACATTATATCCAGGGATAATTTATTCTATAGAGAATCCTTTGTATGATACAGATTTAAGGGAAGAAATTAGGGTTTATTATAATCCTAATTCACCAGGTGCTACTTCAGGTCCTTCCCCTACTGGTAAGGGTAGTTTTTACGTTACTGATTTGGCAACTACATATCCTTGGCCTACTGGAGTTGCTAAGGACTTTCTTGAATTTGGAAAGGTTGCTACAGGATCTGCCCCTTATACTTTCACGGTTCCTTTTTCTACTTCTTCACCGGTAACTGTTCCTGTTGGACCTTCTTCGGTATATAAGGGAGAACCAGTATTTCAAGTAGAAGGAGGTGAAGGATATTATGATTTTATTTTAAAGAGAACATCGGCAGCAGATATAGCTAAGAGAGTTAATGAGGGATCACCATATATTACCTATAAGACTTACACTTGGAATACCTCTACTTTAACTACTGATATTTCGGATAACTCTTTTGAACTTTATTTGCAAAAACCGACTAGAGTGATAAAAGATAGAGGATCAAGAGCGGTTAAGTTTTTCGGAGGACCTATGACGGTGGGTGATTATAATCCAACATCGTACATCATAGAAAAGAATCAAAATCTTCCATCGACTCTTCTAAGATATTCAGGAGGATATTCTCCTTTATTTAGAAAAATCTTACATTTTGATAGAGATAAAACTGACACTTTATACGGTGACAATTCTATAGATCTATCATTCAGAAATTGTAATTTTGCTCCAAATAAGAAGTACTTTGGTATTTCTAGAAATCTACCTTTCACTAAAGTATCACTGACTAATAATATTCTGAATCCGGTTGAAAAATTACCAGAGGGTGCAGTTTATCCTCTAGTTGGACAGAGCCCTATATCTATAAAGGACTTCAATATATTTTCATCATCTTGGGATCCTGGATATTATCAGAGATTTTTAAATCCATCAAATTTTGTTTATGTAGCTGGTACTAGATCAATGAAGGAATATAAGACATTCCTGGGATCTAAAATCATGAAAACCCCTGATGTCCTTTCTTTTGGTAATTACATAACGCTTCAGATATCCAGAGATAATGGAAATGTCAATTCGAATGCGATAAATCAGAGCATATCTAGCTATATTAAATCAGTACAGGAGATCACACCAGCTAATTCCACACAGGAGATTGGATCCGTTGGACCTTATCTATCGGGGGTAGATTACGATAAGTTAGATCCTAGTATATTCAAGGACGCAGAGATTATTTGGCAATACTTTCCGCTTTCTAATCAAGTAAGAGGTACAATAAGATTGGACAGAATTCTGAGAAGATATCTTTTAAACTCTGGTATAAAACAAGTTTTTATTGACAATATAATTTCAGAATTTGGTGTGGGAGACCCTGATTCAATAAATGATGACGTTAATAACTATATAGATCTGAATGTTCTCCCTCTATATCAGGGTAATTCTTTAGATCTTTTTGTTAGCAAAAGCACCGAGAATAATAATGGATTTTATAGCGACAATCTCTTAGTTAGAGGAGACATCTCAGCTTCTAATAGGTTCCAGCTTGGATTTTTTCCCGACCCCAATTACAAACTAACTAAGCAAACAAATTTAATTTATAACTTCGAATACAATCTGGAAGGAAACTATAACTATTCTATGTTGTTTAATCTTGGAGTAAATAAAATATAAGGCATGCCAATAACTAATATTCAGTACATAAATAACGGTGATGATGAATCGGAATTTATCGATAAGGTAAATCATAACTTCGATGAAATAATAGAAGCACATGGCGGATCACAGGGACTTGTTGGTCCAACTGGATCTATAGGTGCTATTGGTGATACTGGTATCGTTGGTCATACTGGAGTATCAGGTCCAAGAGGGACTAGATGGTTTGCTCAGTCTACACAGCCATTCGGAACTGGTAATACAGTAATGGAGGGAGATTTTTGGGTTGATACATTAACCGGAGAAATATATGAATTCACGGATTCAGGATGGACAGATACTGGCTATTCGCTGAATTCGGGTTCTTCTATTTTCACGACAGTACAGTCATCGTTAATCAGTGGGGGTACGGGAAGTTCGGTATTATTAAATCAGGTTTTACCTGTCGACTATGTTTTTGTTTTAGCCGATGCAACTAATTCATCCGGTATTTTGAATGAAAATTTATCTAAGTTCGTAATTTCTACAGATACCACAGTTAATGATTCTCCTATTTTAGAATTCTCTAGAACTGATTTAGAGGACGGGACAATATCTGATTATTCTTTGCATCCGACATTTGAGTGGTTGAATTTTTCTTCTGCAGACACTGGTATTTTATTACAGATACCCGGTGGGGCTTTTTATGTAGGAGCCTCAGGTGGATTTGAATCAATTTCGAATTCATTAACTGTAACTTCATCGACTAGCTCATTCAATGTTAACTACGGAACTACTTCAGGATCTGGAATTTATGGGACTGGAGGTATTAATTTTAACTCTCCGAGTGGATCTTTCCATATTATTAGTCCATATTTTAATGTTACTGGTCCTTCTGGGTCTTTGAATAGCCCAGTCGTTACCACCATGAGTGCTTCACCCACTATACCTTATTCAATTTACTCGTTATCTTCTGGTACTGGAGATGCTCTCGTTACTACTAGATCGGGTGATTCTTTCAGCAATCTTTCCCATACAGTTTATCACGTATCTCTAGAAACTTCCTCTGGAAAGGAATTTTATATTGATACCAAGGGTAAAATAATGACTAAAAAAGTCTATTCACCTATAACCTATTCTAATCCATCATCTGCCTCTGCAACTGGAACAATAGGATCAAATCTCGTAAGTTGGTACAATATAACTGCTCATTCTGCTAATACCGGAAATAGATTACTTCTCGGAAATACTATGGCTTTAACCCCATCGGGTATAACAACGAGTAGCTATATAGGAATAGGTTTATCTAATGTGAATTTAGTCGGAATAGGAACTACTGGTGGTATAGAAAATAACGAGTCGATAGATCTCAGCGTATACTTCTCCCCTAATTCTGTCCAAAGCGGGTATTCCGACGGAATAAAATATATTGGAAGATTTACTGGATCAGCAGCAGTAACCAATCTAGTAACTCTGCCTTTCAATGCAACTTCTATAGATTTTACTATCTCTAGAGGAGTAACCGGATCCACAACTACGAGTGTTTATTACAAGGCATATGGATCAGCTGGTGGATCAGGAGGATCTTTTATCCTTTGATATATAATATAGTAAAATTAAAAGATGTCTGAACTAAAGCTTCTAAGAATAGAGGACGGAGATTCTCAAAAGAATATAACCGATAAGGTCAATTATAACTTCCAAGAGCTATTAGCTTATGGTGGAGGTCCTTACGGCAGAATCGGAGAGGAAGGTCCACAAGGATTTAAGGGATCAATCGGTCCCACTGGATCTTATGGAGATCTTGGACAAAGAGGAACTATCTGGACAGTAGGTCCTTGTCAGCCTACAAATTCCACCTCTATCAGCAATGACTTCTGGATGAAAACAGATGAGAATAATGCAGTTTACATTTTCTCTAGTTCAGGTTGGTCTCTATATGGGGTTTATGTTTCAGCTAATGATCTTTTTGATGTTTTAGGACCGATTAGCACCTCTTCGGGGATTTCGTCTAAATATGGATACTTCCTATCATCAGGATCTCCTATATCTTACACAATGGTACTTAGTGATAGTACGATTGCCAGCGGAACATCAACTTCGCCTAATCCTATACCAAATCCGCAGTATTCTAAGATGGTTATTTCTATCTATGGGAATGATTCTTCTAAGAATATAATGGAATTTAATAAGAGCGATTATCAATCAACATTATCTTATAATTCAAGCACCCCTAAATTCTACTGGTTGCAAGGTGCGACATCGGATAGAGGATCATATGGTCTAGGATTCAAAAACGGAGGGAGAACATCAATCAGAACAACCTCCGATATCGTCTTACAGTCGACCAGTGGATCTGTAGATTTTACTTCAACTGGGATTAATATTAATTCTTCGTCGTTTGGAGATGCTGTTATTTTTAATCTTTCCAACGGAATAACTATAAATACAGGAACGGGAACAGCTTATTTTTCCACCTCCAATTTTAGTTACGATGGATCTAAATATACCACTTCAACACAAATAAGAACTTTTGGTAATTCAAATCTTCCTTCACTTACTATAGTTTGTGATAGATTTTATGATAGCGGGATAAGATATTATTATGCAGGCCCAAGTACTTCTAGCGCTACTCTTATGAGCGTATACCAAACCCAGGGAGCAAGAGATATATTTAAAGTCTTTGGTAATGGTGAGATCAGCATGTTTAGAAGAGTAAACACGATCCAAAACAACCAGAATTTATCATCAACGGTTAACTCGACAGTTGGTGGTGTTAGTATAGATTGGGTAACTTTAATACCTACTATTGCTACCACGGTTGGAAGTGGTAGTTACATTTGGGTAAACAGAGGCACCGACATATCAATATCTAAATCTGTAGTTCCAGTTACACAGAGAGGTGTTTGTATATGGGCTCCTGCTACTGGAGGTACCTCGGGCATTTATAATAGAGGATGGATGAATCTATTAGAAAATGGGGAGGCTATTACTATGAGGGTACATGCCAACAATCCAGGATCTACTGCTGATGTTTTTAGATATGTTGGGTTAAACACATCAGAAAATCAAGGTCTAGCACCGAATAATACAACATCATCTAACTACTCTTATGCAGATCTCAGTGGATCCAGTTTTGTTGGTGCTTCTACCATAGATTTTACTATAGTTAATATCCAAGGAACGGGTGGAACATCCGGAAACAGAAGATGGTTTAATGTATATTATTCAGCCTGGGGAGGTGGATTAACTGGTGCTAAATGTGGAGTACTTTCAACTTATAATGCTACAGCTTAAATATGAAATTTAATACTAAATACGTATTCCAGGGAGATTCTAAAAAAGTTGTTGTAGATAAAATCAACTATAACTTTGATCAGGTACTTTCTTTTGGTGTTGGTCCGGATGGGCATCAAGGTCCTATGGGAGCAACAGGTATATTCGGACCTGCTGGAAAAAAAGGAGCAACAGGAACTACTGGTGAAAGAGCCAGTAAATGGGATATTGGGACTAATCAACCATCAGGATCTAATCAGTACGATCTATGGATAAAAGATGACGGGGATTTAGATTCTTATAGTGCGACAGGAGCATGGAATTTTACTGGATTTAATTTTTTTAACTCTCTATATTTTAAATCGTATAATTGGATACAAGGACCTGCGGGAGTAACTGATAAGTATGTGATAGGATTTAAAGATACACTTAGCGCTTCTAGTTATTCTTTCGTTGTTGCAGACAGTACTTTATCTGCAACTAATTCTAATCCAAATAAATCTAAGTTAGTTATTTCTACTGAAGATCAAATACAAAGGCCAATACTTTCTTTTAGTAAAAGTGGATCTTCTTCTCCTGGATTTCCTTCTTTTTATTGGTCTTCTCTCGGTTCTTCTACCGATTTAACATTTACGTCGAGCGGTAATATAAGTATTATCTCATATCTTCCACTTAAAGTTACTACAGCTACATCTGGAAGAATTCTATTAGATGCAAACAAGATAACGATTAATTCCCAGTCGAGAGCTAATTTTACCGGAGTTGGTGATTTATTATTTAGCACGAATACTACTGTAGGTGGTGGATCATCTTTCAACATTAGTTCTACTTCTCTCGATATTACAACTAGTTCTTTTTACCATAAGTCACCTCTTTATATTAGAACCTATAATTTTGGTTTAACTGGAGGATACGCATTAAATTCAGCTCCAACGACAACCTTAGCTAACGGGGGTATTAGACTGGAAGTATCTGCAGCCTCTGCTAGTAGAATATTTAGAATAAATGACCTGAGCGGATCTTCTGTTTTGTCGGCTAGACCATATTCAAGCACAGCAGGAAATATGGGACAAACCTTATTTGGAGCTACTGGTTCGTCAGCAGGTGCAACCGCAGGTCCATACTCATACCATGTATCTAAAGCTAACTTATTGAGAAATTCTACCGTAAATAGAACCGCAAGAATAGCTAGTTCTAATTGTTCAGGAGCCACTTTTCAAAGAAGAAATGTTTTTGTACTTTCAGCTGATTCTTTCTCAAGTAACGCTATTGTAGTAACCCCGACTTCATACACCACTGCCGATGCTGGTGTATATCTGGAGCTTCCGACCTCATATCTAAGTAATTTATCAGGTGTATATTCTTCATCTTTTAATTATACCTATAGAATAATGCTTAATGATGAAAGTTCGAATCCCCTTACTAGGTATCTTATAGGTATCGTTTATTATTTCTGGACAAGTGCATCAGCAGGTTGTTACCAGTTTAGAAATTTTAACACTGGATCTGATACGACATGCAGATACGTAGATATAACTTATCTACCCCCTGCAAATACATATAACCAGAACCCTAGAATATTCTATAAAACATGTAATGGTACCAGTGGTTACGTGAATCTAGGAAGCGTATATAATATCCAAAGCCCTCCTCTAGAGGAAGAAAGATAGTAAATAATAAAATAAAAAGTTTAATATGATAAATCTAACATCCCAGGAAAGAGAGAAGATAATGTCACTCTCTAAAGATTTTGTTGAAATTCACCAGGAGATTATGAAGGTGGAGGAAACTATTAAGGAGATGGAATCCAGAGCATCTTCGCTCGTATCAAAGTTGGATTCTTGTAGAAACGAGGAGTTTCGGTTTGTTTCTGAATTGTCTGATAAATACGGGGAGGGATCATTAAACCCATTCACTCTAACTTGGGAAATCAAGAAGGAAAAAGAAATTATTTAAAATGGAAAGAATTAAAAAAGCTTTAAATCTTATTACGTCTAGAGGATTTATGGTGGTCGTCATAGCTATCTTGATTATGCTATTTCTTAAGCAGTGTGGAGCTACGAGAAATGCAGAGGCGGAAGCAAAGAGAGAGCACAACAATTATTTAGCTTCAATAGATTCAGTGAGAACTATTAAAAAGGAAAGAGATCATGCAATATATGAAAAATCAGCTTTTCAATTGAGAGTTGATGAACTAACTGAGGAGCAGAAAGAGATTATAGAAAAATTGGATCTCAATACTAACGGTAGAGGTAATACGCCAAGAACTGTAATTCAATATGTTGTTCAATATAAAGAAGTAGTTAAAAATATACCATCTACCGTGGAGAAAGATCCTAACGGAGGTGAATCTATAGCTTTCACTCATAACCCAGAATTAAAAGGTAAGAATAAATTTAAAATCTCGGGTAAAGTACCTTATACTGTAGAGATATTAAAGGATTCTACCGATTCTACCAAATATTTTGCTGAGATTACACCAGGAGGAACAACGTTGGACATTGAGCAAAATATAGATCTAGTTACTGGAATTTATATGGATCCTAAAAGCAAAAGGATAATGACCAGAGTGAGTACTACATTTCCTGGATTAACTTTTAGTGAAATAAATTCTTTTGACATCACAGACAGTCCGGAAACCAGATCTTTAATGAAAGCTGCTAGAAAGGAGTTTGGTCTGGGTATAAATCTGGGATATGGTTTAGGATTCGGCTCCAAGGGAATTAATCCAGGAGTTTATGTTGGTATAGGACTTCACTACTCCCCTAAATTTTTACAATTCGGAAAATAAATTAGAAAATGGCATTTACTACGACGTCTAAATTTGTTCAGATTACTCCATATCTTTTAATGGAGTATATGTATGCCGATGAGCCTACACCAGAATCATATTTTGTGAATACTGGTTCTACCACGGTGGGTTATGAAAAACTTGTGAATGGATATTTTAATAATGATGTACAGGTTTTTAATCCAGGGGTTGATTATTCTATCACAAAGAACACTGCGGATGACAGCGTGGTTAGAATAGGTGAAAGTTCTTTCGTAACACTAGATGCCAATTTAATAATACCATTTAACGATTACAGCGACGAGTTAACAAACACTGTTGATCTGCCAATCACGTTTCCTTCGAATCTTTTAGTTGTATATGATTCAGTTAGATATCACATCAGAGCTGGTTATAATCTGAATAATATTGATGGTCTTATCATGTCGATTGAATACCAGGATCAGGATAGATCTTACGTCACTGTTTCCCAAATCGTCATTAAAAAAGGAACTCAGCAATTCTATACTTTAAATCCTAGTCCTATAAATATTGGAGCTAATATCTATGACAAATATTTTGAGATAAAAATTCCAAATCTAAAAGATATGGGAGATAAGTATTTGGCTGCATCTTCAACATTTAAACCGCAAACCCTTGCATCACTGATTAGTAAAAGTGGTAATGGATTTGTTTATGGAGCTCCTCTCAGAATTACCGCTTGGCAAATCCAAAATACCGTGGATTTTAATGGCTACGAAAGATACAATACTGCTAGAGTAGCTACTTTATCTTTAGAACAGGAGGATCCATTCTCCAATATAGGAGCAACAATAAAGGAATCCGATCAGGGTCAGTTTTTTGAATATTATGCCACCGACAATGAAGGGTTTATCGAGGACTTTATTCTATTTCAAAACTCTATAGGGAATGGTTATTATATAAGTCACGAAATTGAGGTATTGGAACAGATAGGTGCTGCACTAATCCAGACTTCACAGTTTCAATCAATTCAAACTACTGCATACGATACACCTAATTACTATAGACCAATCGTAAGGAATGCTGGTGTTGCTGTAAGCTTTATGCTCAGATATACTATGTCTCTAGTAAATAGCGTGGATCAGTCAAGAGTAACAAGAATATCTACCTACACCTCAAATAATCCCTCGCAGTGGGGAACGACGATAACACCATTACAGTTAAGCAATTTCCCACAGGTACAGAAAATATACAATAGAGTATATTCTCAGCCTCAGATCAATGTTTCAGGAGGTCAAGGTTCACCTAAAGCCAAGGAGATAGTTAAATACGTGAATATCTTTGTAGATCAAAATTTCGTTACAGCTAGTTTTAGTAATCTCAAGTTTGTTAATGCACAATTAAGCTCAGAGAAAGGAGCGGGAGAAACGATAGCATATGGAACTGGTAAATTGACAGTTGCAATATCCCCGTTTGATAACTTTTATAAATTCTCTTTCGTTAAAAGTGGACCATCAGGAGATCCGCTTCAAATAGATCTAAGTAACTCCGGGAAATTTAATATTTCATTTGTAAATGCTAAGGGAAATAAGATACAGGTTCCAGCTCTTGACGATAAGAATTTGGCTGATCCAGTTAAGGGTGAGCTTGCATTTAAAATCGACGAGTCTATTTCTACACAAATCCTACAGCTTACTGATAGAAGATTCTTTATTACAAATGGAACTAGTGTAAGCCAAGAAACCACATCAGTGGTTGATAAGAATACTCTTAAGATAAGACCTGTTTCTAAGAATGCTTTAGAAAACACAATCCAAAGCGTAGTTGAATCTAGAAGAGCACAAGCTAATTCAATCAAAGGTTCAAATACATCGGTAACACCTTCTGCAAATAGCGTAATTGGGTCAGTCAACAACACCAATTCAGTAATGTACTGGGGATATTGGAAAAAAGAGGGTGAGCAGGATTTTGCAACTGGAGCAACCGGGGCAACATCTATTGCTACAACTACATCCGGGACTAGTGGAATTGGATTTGTCGGAAGCCTGGAATCACCATCTACTCCTTCTGTTAGAAGTATAAAACCAGCTGCTGGAGTTACCGGATCTGCTCCTAGTGCATCTTCGTCATCGGGAGGGCAAACTAACCAAACTTTAACCGGATCTACTCTTATAGCAGCACTGAGCGCTGAAATGGCAGGTTATAAAGCTATTGGATGGAGTGATACCAGCATAGTAGATTATTTCCTTACACCAGGTAAGCCGGGAAGAATTAAATATCCTAATATCACCACAGCCGATGTTATAAAAGCCGGTAATGGTATATTGGCTCCTGGAACAATAGCTAATTTAAACTCTAGACCATAATATGTTACTTAATCCGAAACAGAATAGTTTTTTCTTCCAATTTCCTAAAGGATTCTTTCCTGAGATAGTTGTTGAAAAATATATGCCTTATCTTAAGAAGCAGCCTATTCCATTCGATTCATTATCATCTTATGTGAATAGCACAATTCAAACTATAACATTTCCTGGATTACAGATAGATTCAGTAGAGCAGGTTAGACCATTAGGAAAAAAGATTACATATAGAGGATCCACTCCAATACAGGATCTCTTCAGTAAGGATTTGAACATCCAATTCCGATTAGTTGATGGATTCATTAATTACTTTATCTTATTGGATACACTACTCTGGTATATAAGTTTTGCACAGGAGCAAGTTTTTATACAGGATCTACCTCTTAGAATACTGGACAGTGAGGGAAATGTAGTTGTATCTGCAACTTTCCAGAAAGCTATTTTCACCTCTTTTTCTGAACTTCAGTTTGCATACACCTCTAACGCAGCTCAGGATGCTAATTTTAGCATGGGCTTTAAGTTCAACTACTTAGATATAAAATTAGAATCTAAGTAAGATATATAGATCAAATAAGGAAAGAAATGAAAAAATATTCAGAAGCGCAGGAACTAAATGAGATGAAATACGGACAACCTCTTTTCACTGAGAAAGATCGTATGAAAGATCTATTGGTAGCAGCATCAGGTAACGATCAAAGAGTTTTGAATGATATAGTTAACTGTTTAACCGACGAGCAAATGAAGAAATGCTACGATAAACTTTCTAAAGTTTATGGTTACACAGGTAGCACTGGTCAAAAAGTAGTTCCACCTAGCCTATAATTTTTAATGAACCTAGTAGGTATAGATTTTTCAATCAATTCCCCGGCATTTTGTTGCTTTAAGAATGGTGTTTACACGTGGGGATCTGTAACCAGATCCGATCGGTCTAAAGAATCACTCTTAAAAAATACCAAGAAACCTTATCATTGGCTAGATGCTGATGATAATTTTATTTTGGACTTTATCGACAAGGAGGATCTCCCATCAGACTACAGTGAGAGAGAAAGAATGAAAATAGTGTACTTTTTAAGCGTTGTAGACAGCCTTTGGGATTCTATCAAGGGTGTAATGGGTAATTCACATTTTAGTGTCGCTATGGAGGGTTTAAGCTTCTCCTCGAATGGTAATGCGCTCATAGACATATCTATGGCTACGGCTTTATTAAGAGAACGAATAATTAAAGAAATAGGGGTCGAATCATTTTATGTTTTCTCCCCAACCAGCATAAAAAAGTTTGCATTAAAAGGTAATGCAAAAAAAGATGAGCTTTATGAAGCTCTATGTAATTTTAAGGAAGACGAAACAAATTTAGGAGTATTTACTAGAATGTTAGTATCTAACAAAGAGGAATGGATAACAAAGGCCAAGCAGGTCAACAAACCCATTGATGATATTGTGGATGCAACTTGGATTAATTTGTATTTAAAAAAGGAATTAGAGGGAATTTATGGAATTAAGGGAAATCTTGAAAGTGAAACAGCTACTACGCCGATCTGATAGCAATTGGATCGCTCTCATAAATAAAAAATCACAAAACATAATCAACTTTAGGGCCGGACCATAAATCCGATCCAATTTTCTGTGGGTTATCCGATAGCCATAAAAATCGGAACAAAAAGAAAAATTTGAATAAAAACTAAAATTAATTTAAAAAACAATGAGCAATTTAGACATTTTTAATTTGGACGCAGAGTCTTTCGTAACAAAGACCAACCAAGCAGGAGGATCAAAAGATCTTGAATTTTACAAACCTTATCCAGAGGATGGGAAGGATGGAGTTTATAAATCTCTAATCAGATTTGTACCTAACCCAGAAAATCCAGCTAAATCAAAGATCCACAAATACTATGTGTATTTGAATGATCCAGTAAGCGGAAACGGATTTGCAGTTGACTGTCCATCCACGGTGGGCAAGAAATCAATTCTTAAGGATCTTTTCTGGAAATTGAAGAATTCGCATTCTGCAGCAGATCAGGAATTGGCAAAAGCATTCTCGAGAAAAGAGGATTTTTATTCTCTAGTTCAGATCGTACAGGATAAAAATAATCCAGATTTAGAGGGTAAGATCATGATTTTCAAATTCGGTAAGAAAATCAATGAAATGATCGAAGCTCAGCTTCAGCCTGAGTATGGTGATGCTTGCAATCCTTTCGACTTATTTGAGGGAAGAGAATTTGCTATTAGCGTTAGAAAAGTTGGTGAGTGGAACAACTACGATTTATGTTCATTCGTAGGTGAGAGAACACCAATTAAGATTGAGGGTACACCGATGAAGAAGTCACAAGAGGATATGAACAAAATTCTCGAGTATCTAAACAGTGGACCTAGAAACTTATCATCTTTTGATTACAAAGATTGGGACGATGAGGTAAACGAGAAAGTAATGGCTGTAATCAGAAATACAGTTCCTGAGCAAAGAATCGTGAACGAGATAGTAGGTGGAGTATCATCTGCTCCTTCTAAGCCAAATCCGGTTCAACAACCTAGCTACTCTGCTCCTTCATCATCTTCTCAGATGCTAGAGGAAGTATCTAATACTAAGGTAGGTGGACAGACTCCAAGAGAAACCCCAGTAGAAACTCCATCTTCTTCTGCTGGATCTTCATTAGATGATCTTTACGCAGATCTATAATAAAAACATAACATGGGGACTATTCATAGACTAGTCCCCATTTTTTATCCCCTATGGACACTTTAAAAGTAGAATCATTAGTTAGGGAAGTACTGGTTAGACAATTTCCAGGAAATCCAGGAAAGCAGATAGTTTATCGAGGAGGAAATCGATTAAACATCTCGTGTCCATATTGTGGGGATTCTAATGATTCGAGAAAGAAAAGAGGAAATTTCTATCTAGATACATTAGCATATAAGTGCTATAATGGAGGATGTGGAATATTTAAGGATTCTATTAGTTTCTTTAAAGATTTTTCTGTTTATAACAAGCTATCAGGACAGGAAAGGACAGAAATAAAATCAATCCTGGACGAAAACAGAGGAAAAAGAAAGAGCATCTACGGAAAAATAGATATCTCATTATTTTTCCAGAACGATATTAATGAGATCACGATCAGCAGATCTGATTTCATGGCAAAATTGGGTCTTCAGAACGTATTCGGCTCACCGATACAGAGATACATTCAGAGAAGACATCAGAAGATGGATAACAGGTTCGCTTGGGATCCAAAAAGAGAGAAGCTATATCTCTTTAATCTTACCCCCGATGATAAGATATTGGGATTGCAGGTAAGAAATATGCAATCAGTTAAGGGAAGTTCTAAATATCTTACCTACAAGTTGAGTGGGATATACGAGAAACTTCTGAGGGTAACTGACGAGGATACTTTAAATAAAGCCAGAGAGGTAGATCCAATATCTCATGTGTTTAATATAGGAACTCTGGATTTCAGTTTTCCTATTACCGTTTTCGAAGGACCTATGGATTCTTGGTTTTGGAATAATTCGGTAGGATTATGCTCTATAGAAAACAAATTTCCATTTGAAGTAGATGGTATCAGATATTGGTATGACTGGGATAAAGCTGGCATAGAAAAAAGTATGGATCTATTAAGTAAAGGCTTTATCGTTTTTAACTGGGGAAAATTCCTGGAAGAGAATGACATAACTAAAAACAGAAAATGGGATCTGAATGATCTGGTTATTCATCTCAGATCTACTGGGAAGAAAATAAAGAGACTGGATGGATATTTTACTGATGATGTATTAGATCTAAGATATTTTATCAATGAGTGAGGAAGAAATAAATAGCAAAATAGAGGAATGGGAATCTGGATTAAGTGGAGCGCTTCAGCCTAAACTAAAGTACCCGATTAAAATAGTGGGATCAGATCTCTTAAAAGTAAATACTGAATTTCTCGAACCGAACATAGATCCGCCCAAGGAAAAAATTAAAAAGCAATCACCTCATTCAGCAAAAGTGGTGGATATATCAAATAGGAAAAAAAATAATAAGAAAAAACTATTCTAATGTCAAATACAGATAAAACTGATTTTAATAAGATATTCGAGCAAGAAAGATCTGAGTGGAAAGAGAGAATACAAGTTCTAGCTATAGAGATGAAGGACATTAAAACTTTGGCCAAAGCACAAGTTGATCTTTTTAGTCAAAGACAGGTATTATTGGAGTACAGCTATAAGCTAGCTTCAATCGTTTCCAAGCTAAATTCGAAATATAGGACTGAAAAATCAAGAAAACTGAAGGATTATTCGGAAAGAAGTGATGTCAGATACGGAGCGAACGAGAAAACTGTTTTGATCGAGGGAGACATTAGTGAAATAACAGAAAAAATAGAACTAGTGGAGGGTCACAGAAAGTTTATGGATCAAACTGTACAAACTATTGACCATATGCTTTATGGAATAAAATCGAGGATAGCTCTAGAAGAGTATCTGAGAGGATCCACAGTGAAATAAGATAACGATATGCTAAAATTTCAAGTTTCGGAGGATCATCAGTGGATGATATTAGTGGAAGCGCTTGATGAGGTAGAGAAGAAACAAATAGACATTTCTCTAACACAGAAAATACACAACTTCTACTTCCATCCTCTGGTTAAGAAAAAAATATGGGACGGGAGCATCTGCTTTATAGAAAAAAAAGGAGGCTTATGGAAAGTTCCAATTGGACTCTGGAGAGAAGTTCTAGAGATAGGTGAAAAGTACCAGATAGAGATTACCATAAAAGGTCTAGAGGATATTATAATAAACAGCATCACTCTGGAGGACTTTACTGAGTGGGTTAATAATTTTTTCAAGGACGGTGTAGGTGGAGATCCTAATAAAAAGCCAAGAGATTATCAGATAGAGACCGCATGGAAAATAATAAGATACAGATATTCGGTTTCTGAGGTTGCTACCTCATCAGGTAAAACTCTAATATCTTTTATGATTTTTGCTTATCTCAAATCAAAGGGATTAATCAGGAAGTTTTTGATGATTGTTCCTAACACCAATCTAGTATTCCAGGGAAGCGATGATTTTATTGATTATGGTCTAGAGAAGCTCGATGTTAGGATTCAGCAAATAGGAGGTGGTAGCAAAATAAGAGAGGGATGTGATTTAATTATAGGAACATTCCAATCTTTAGTTAAGCAGGATTCTGATTTTTATGATGGTGTAGATGCTGTATTTGTTGACGAAGCACACCACACTAACAGTATGTCTATTAAAAAAATAGTTGCCCATTGTATGCAATCTAAATGGAGATTTGGACTAACTGGAACCCTAACAAAAAAAGGCACAGCTGACTATTTAACAATCCAGCAATTTTTGGGACCTTTGGTTGTTGAGATTCCACCGAGCTATCTTTTTGATAACAATTATGCTACGCCGGTATCAATTCGTGTCATTATTATGGATTGGCTGGAACCTGAGTACAAGCACAAATTAGCAGAATTAAAGACAAACTCTAACAACATAGAGGGAAATGAAATCTACAATATAGAAAGAAAGCTAGTTGTAGAGAGTAAAAAAAGACTAAATTATGTTGTTGATTTTATTAGGAGAGGATCTAAAAATTCATTAGTTCTTTTTCAGTCAGTTAAAGATGAGTACGGGAAGCAAATATGGAATTTAATAAGGGAGAAAAGTAGCGATAAAGAGGTCTTTTATGTCGACGGAGACACCAGCGAAAATCTGAGGGAAGAATACAAAGCAAGAATGTCTTCGGGTGAAAATAAGGTCCTAGTTGCAACATACGGTACTTTTTCCACCGGTATTTCAATTAACAACATACATAATATCTTTCTGGTAGAATCGTATAAGAGTGAGATTCTCATAAAGCAAAGCTTAGGTAGGGGGATGAGAAAAATGGACGGCAAGGACAAAGTTAATGTCATTGATTTCGTTGATGATTTTTCCACCGGAAAGTACCAAAACTACCTACTTAAGCACAGCAAAGAAAGGATAGAGATTTATAAGAAAGAATTCTTTGAATATAAAATATACAATGTAAAACTCTAATTTAGTTTGGGGATATATACATAAAAAGTTTTTTGTGATGAGAATTAAAAAGTTTGACACTTTTGTATCGGAGAATTTAAACGAGGATGTTTCCCAATATAAAGGAAAGACCACATTTAGTAAGTGGCTTAGAGCCATAGATGACCGGATTAAAACCGATGTGAATGACGCATCTTTCTATTCACGATATTCTGATCCTAGGACCGATAAATACGTTTCTGCAAATAAAGCTGCGGCTCTAATTCCTGGAGCATTTAGGCTTATTGCTGGAGCAGGTGCAGCGGTGGCTGATTTCTTTTCCAAAGGTGACAATAAAGACACAGTTTCTAAATATTCTAAAGAGGATCTAGCATCTAAAAAAGACGAGATTGTGAAAAAATGGGAGGAAGAGAATATAAAATCCGATTCTACCGAGGCAGACGCTGAAAAGTTCTACAAATCAGGTGTACTAAAGGGTAAAAAGTTCTTTGGCCCTGAATACGATCCAGTAAAACCTAAAAACAAAGAGGAAGAGATCTATACCGATTACATAAATGATGTAATGGAAAGGTACTATAAAAGAACATCGAAGCATGCCAGATAATCTGATGAATTTTTCTATATTCTCCAAGCTTTTTGAAGGTGGTAATGCTATAAAAACAGCTAGAAGTATTAGAGAAGATGAGTTTCCTAAAACAATGGATAGTATAAAATCAATACTTTTCCCAGTTCTTGGTATAGATCCCACAAAGGAAGGATCTGAATATTTGGTAATAGGAAGCATAGGAAAGAAAAAAAATCCGGATGATACTTCTGGTGATCTTGATATCGGATATGACAGCAGTTGGTTTGCAAGAAAACATGGGGTTACACCTAAAGAAACCTCTGCTGAAGTTTATAGATTGATCTCAGAGTCTCTCCCTGAAAAATTGGGATTTAATCCCGAGGTCAACTACATGAAAGGACTAAATATTGTAAGTTTAGGTTGGCCAATTCAAGAGGATCCAAATAAAGGTATAGTTCAGTTAGATTTAATCCCCGTTTCAAGTATGGAATGGGCCAAATTCATATACTATTCACCAAATTATAAGATATCCGAGAGCAAATATAAATCTGCACATAGAAACTGGCTTCTTGCTGCTATATTAGCATCAAGAAGACAAACATTAAAATCAGATCCAAGCGGACAAATAATGGACTACGACTCCCCTGTTTTGATGCTTAGTGATGGTCTATTCTGGCACACAAAATCTTATGCTAGTAAAATTAAGGATAGACTTAAGAATCCCAAAAAAGTTGAGGGAAGCGAAAGATTTATTACTAGAGATCCCCAGGAGTTTATAGATTTTACATTAGGTCCGGGATATTCTCAGGATGAGGTAAAAACTTTCGAACAAGTTCTGAGCATTATTAATGATCCGGAATTCGAACTATACGATAACCTGGAAGAGATTAAGGATAGGTTTGTAGAATATCTAAAAAGAACAGGATTAGAAATACCAGCCGAAATAAATCAGATTTAAGGGATATAAAATATACATTATTAAAAGAAGATCGATATGTCAGGAATAAGTCATCTATACGACATTTATAACAAGAAAGGAAAGGACTTTGTAGAGAAGCTCTTTAGCTCCTATGTGACCGTTAATGAAAAAATGGACGGATCTGCATTTGTATTCGAGAGAGATCCGGAAACTGGCAAGTTTATCTTCTACAAGAGAGACCAGAGAAATCCAATAACTATGGTCGATCGAACTCTGATGAAATATTATGAGAAGCCTATAATTTATATTGAGTCTTTACCAGCTCATGTTATTAAACAAATCCCGAGAGGATGGAAATTTGGTCTGGAATATTTCGCAAACAGTAACCCTGTTGAGATAGCTTATGATAGAGTACCTAAGAATAATTTAATACTTTCTTATATAAGGCCCAAAGGAGATTCCGAAATTGACCAGATTACAGATAAGGAAAAACTTGATTCGTGGGCTGATTTATTAGGGATAGAAAAACCGCCTATTATTTTTCAAGGGGTTTTATCCAAAGAACAAAAAGAACAAATATTAGATTTTCTTAGAACTCCGTTCAATGATTTAGTTAGCGAATATAAAACTAAGAGCTTTGTCAGATTTATTTTAGGTGTTCTTAATCCAGAGGTTCAATCGAGTGCACTTAATGATGATTTAGATAAGCCCATCGAGGGGATAGTATTTAGATTTAGCGCTGATCCGGAGAAAGAAGGTGAAATATTCACATCTAAAATGGTAGATCCAGTTTTCACTGAAATGGCTAAATCAAAAGCATCAAGAAGATCTGAGCAAAAGCCTAGTGATTTTTTAGGCATAACCATTCTGGACGTCATGAATTTCATTTTAGATAAGGGTGTAGATACATTCAGAGTAAATGGTGACAGTGAAGATGAGAGATATATTTCTTTCATTTCAGATGTGTTCTCTAAATTCCTGAGTGAGTATGGATACAAATATAAGGGATCTGATTTTCAGGAGCCAGATTATTTGAAAAAGGACGAATTCAGATTAAATCGCGAAATGATCAAGGATCCACGAGTTTTAAAATGGATCGAAGAAGATGATTCGTACGAGTCTCTATTTAAGTTAATTCTTAATTCATTCAGAAAAATCAAAAAGAGAGCTGGAGGAATAATAACACCAGGAATAATTGACCAGTTCAATTTATTGGTTTCTGATATAGATCAATTAGTTAGAAAAAAGAAGACCGCTAAAGTTGTTGAATCTGAAATACCATCTTTCCTCGATTTTAAAAGAAAGAATGCTCCGGATACTAATGTTGATTATTTAACATTGGAAGGAGAGGAAGCTGATGAAAATTTCGAGGACCATTTCTATTCGTATAATGATTTTATTACGGCTTTAGAAACCATAGATTCACAGGATAAACCAAAGGTTGATACTAAGAAAATCGACGACGTTTCGGTAAAGGTAAATGACAAAAATAAGCCTGCACAACTACAGAAAGTAAATCTAATAGTTGGTAGATTTCAGCCATTTCATAATGGTCATTTGAAAATGGTCGATACGCTAATGGATAAAAATGGTTTACCCACTATTATAGCTGTTGTTCATCCGGGACATAATAAATCAGGAAACACTCCATTCACTCCAGAATTAGTGAATAAATATATGGAGGGATTAACTAGGGAATTTCCACAAAAGATTCAGGGATACTTTATGGTTAATAGAGGACTTCTTGGACCTATTTGTAGTAGAGCGAAGGAACTTGGATATTCTCCGGTTTCAATAGGAAGTGGTGAGGATAGATCGGAAGACTATAGAAAGCAGTTTGATTTTCTGAAGAAAATGGGGGGTGATTTCCCTGAATCTATAGAATTGATCGAAACGACAAGAAAACACAGCGGATCGGACATCAGAAATTATTTGGACGGCGAGGATTTTCTAGCATTTAAAAAATCTGTTCCTCCATCAATTTCTTCTTTCTATCAGCAATTAGTCTCTTCTAAAAAAGGAAGAGCTATAGCGGAAAGTCTTTCTGAAGGATTGGAAAATGACAAAAATAAATAAACAGTAATGAATAGATTCATAACAAATTTTAATGATTTTAGATTCTCGGTTAACGAGAGCGATGGGTTTGGAACATCCTCCTTCCTATTAAAGAAAGAATCTGACATTTATCACTATTTCTTTAATCTAGACAAAGAAAACGGTGAAACCAATGCCTATCACCTAATCATCGGTAAATATTCAGACAGAGAGGTGATCGAAGGACCTAAGAATTCTTATTGTGTGTTAACAATAAATGAGATATCACCCGAAATCGTTGAAGATATAGCTGTTGATAAAGAGGATATTCCTAGAATGAATTCTGAAAAATTCAAAATGGGATCCGACGAGTTATCCAGACTGATGAAATATGTTTATAAATGTGTAAACGATTATCTCCAGATCAACCCGAAGGTAATAAGAATCTATGACGAACTTCAAGATAATCTAGTCTATGATGGAAAGGGAAGCTACCTAGAGTATACGAAATCCATATCCATATCTGAACTTGGATCAAATTGGGCTGTACAGGAGGGATCATCAAAAATGACAGTAATTATCAGTAGATAAGAAACTTTTCAAGCCTAATCGGTATAATATTAAACTTAAAAAATAAAAAAAAATGGAAAAATTCGAACAGATCAAAGCTCTTATCGAGCAGACACAGGGAGACGTTGAAAAATTTGCAGCTAAAGGTAATGCAACTGCAGGAACACGCGTAAGAAAAGCTATGCAGGAATTGAAAAACCTAGCACAAGAATTACGTGTTGAAATCCAAGAGGCAAAAAACAAAGCTTAATCTTTTAAATTTTATCAAATGAGTTATTGGGTAGTTAAAACCAAATTCGAATCTGGAGAGGTAAAAAAGAATGGCGATCCAGTTTATAAAAAAGCAGAATTCTTAGTAGCTGGTGACTCTGTCATCGAGGTAGAAAAGAAAGTTGCTGAGTATATGGACGGCACCATAGGAGGCTACGAGTCTTTCCAGGTTACAAAAACCAAAATCGAAGCCGTTATATACGACAAAGACAAATATGAAGAACAACTCCTCTAATTCCACTGAAACCAGATTTTATGCTCCGCCACAATCGCCTATAGCAATCCAACCCGGTGATACAGGATTTAAAACTGTAGGGAAAGGATATAATCGATTTATATGGACATTTGCAGACTGGCAGAAAGGGAAGAAGAAGATTATAGATCCGGATAAAAACTGGGATCTAGATTCAAAACCTATTACCCAGAAGGAATGGGATAAAAAACAAAAAGGCTTATATCTATAAGCCTTTTTTGTTGATATATAGATCGTATAAATAAAATTTTAATCATGAAGAAATTATTAATAGTTATTTTTTCTGCAGTAATCCTATTTGGATGTGCTCATCATAGAGAACAAGTACTGCAGATACACCAAGGACCATATGCCTTCTGTGGAGCTTCAGGAGCAGTACCCACCGGAAGGACCATTATTGTAGAGGGAAGAGAGTTTAAAGAGGGTTGTGCTATATGTCCAGTAATGGATGGACCTTCAATTAACAATCTAGCTATTACAGGTGGAAGTCCACAATCACCGGATGGAACAGATAGCACCGTATGGTCTTTATTTTGGTATTTCGATCCAGCTACTGATACTGTTCCTCAGTTCAATCCAGCAACACAAGCATGGGAATGGATGACGCCAGTAAATAGAGCATTCACAGTAAATACAGATTCTGCAAGTACTAGTATGAGTAACATGTTCTGTATGCCTTGCAAAATTTGGAAAGTTGAGAATGGAATAACCCTAGCTAAATGTTACGGTCCTCTGAATGAGGCTGCAGTTCCTCTCCGTGTTGCAATACCAGTTAAATCTGGAATGAAATCAATAACGCAAGCTAAGGATGGAGTTCCATATCCGGTCGGAACACCTATTCCAGTTACTGATATGATAAAAAACAATTAAAGATATGCCAGCAAGAAGTACAGCACAGCAGAGATTAATGGGACAAGCCTATGCAATTAAGATAGGAGCTATGGAACCGGATGATCTTAATCCGAAATACAGATCAGAGATATTAAATCTTTCTAAAAGAATGACTAAGGAAGAGTTAAAGAAATATGCTGAAACCCGATATAAGGGACTACCTCATTATGTGGACGAGGCTGAGTCTGCTGGAACTGGTGAAATCGGGGTTTCATTAGAACCCATACCTTCAGATGTTATGCCTAAGTTTAATCCTCATGGTCCTGGAAAAATTGTACCTTTCCTAGATCCAGATTCTAAGCAAAAGAAGAAGGGTAAAGGTAATTTACAAAATCTTAAAGATTATAGAGATTGGATTAAGGAAGGAAAATAATAATGGCTCAATTTCCAAAAAATCCCACTGTAGGACAGACATTTTTACCTAATCAAACAAATCTATATGTTTGGAGTGGATACCAATGGGTTCCTGGCACAGGTGTTTATGGCTCTTTTTATGATGTTTTAGATCAAACCGCCTCTGCTAATACTGCAACTCCGATGGTTCTTAGAACTACTGATTTTTCATATGGGGTTTCTATAAAAGCAGATGAGTCGGGTAATTTATCCAGAATATCACCAGAACATCCTGGAAGATATAATATCGCATTTTCTGCCCAGATGGATAGGGTTTCTGGATCCGGTATAGCCCAAATTGATATTTGGCTTAGAATGAATGGAATCGACCTCCCCTGGTCCGGCGGTAAAGTAACAATGTCCGGAAATGCTAACGCATCTAAAGTTGTTGCAGCTTGGAATTATTTTGTTAAATGTGAATATGACTCGGATTATTTCCAGCTAGTGTGGAGAACAACCGATGCTAACATTAGCATCATAGCCGACTCTGCAAACTCAGCTCAACCTGATCCAGCTGCATATCCAGCTATACCGTCACTTATAGTGACGATCAATCAAGTCGGATTCTAAAGATATATAGTATTGTGAAACACGTTGTAGATTTCGAGGAATATGATCCATCTGACGAGTATAAATCCGATTCTCGTAGATCCATTAATTTGGACAGAATTAGAAAATCTGTAGAATATAAGAGGATCATAGAAATGGGCTTTGATGAGGATACGTCTCATCAACAAGAGCTAAATAACACCATGAAGTTTATCCGAACCAAACACAAGAAAAGGGAGAAGGGTCACGGAGACGTCTTTTACACAATTCACCCGACCGGAACAGTTCGTAGATATAATCCTATAAGATCAAAGGAAACTCCAGAGGGGAGTGGAAACGATATTAAAAAATTCTTAGATCCATTTAAGACCACAGCAGACTATAAAAAGGGATTAAATTACCTATGGCAGTATCTTAAAAGGAAAGAAGAAAAGGGAGATTATAGATAAAATTATGTGCGATTGCGGAGGATATAGCTCGGTTGAACATCACAGTTCTAATAAGGGAAGGAAAGAGACCAGCCAGATAGACAATAAATGGATCTTGGATAATCTAGATCGAAAGCTTTTGGTACAGAGCCCAATTTATGATATATACAATGATATTATAGGCTACATAACAAAAAGCGAGAACGGAAATGTTATTCGAATATTCTCCCATAATATCAAACAAATATTAGATTAACTATATGTTTTATCCAACTGGAAATTCAACACAAGGAAGATGCTTAGTCTGCATGAAGGACGAAGATAGCGAGATATCGGAGGCTTTAAAAGAATGTAACGAGTCTTGTGTTACTGAGTGCATGGGAAAATGGCTCGATGAAAATAACTACTGTGTTGAAAAGTGGCAGCTTAAGGAATATCTTAAATCCAAAGGATGTAATGAAGATAAAATCATGGAAGATATGGGAGCAGCACCAGCTCCAACCGCAGCACCAGCTCCAGGATTAGCTACTTTGGGAAATGTTCCGGGTATGGGCAATCCGACACCTCCTTCGAATGATGGCACAAATGCTGGATTCTATGATTCTTCTAGAACTGGAAGTGGTGATAAATTCACTACTTTAACAGCAGGTACACCAGCAGCTAAAAAGAAGGGCAAGAAAGGTAAAAACCTTATCTCCTACATGGATTTCATTAAGAACAGAAAGAAATAAATCAGAGGTGAATTTTTGACACCTTGTACTTTATAATACTTTGAGAAAAGAGACTTTTTGTCTCTTTTTTTGTGTTGGAATTATTTTTGAATAGCATTGATTAAAAAAACAAACCAATATGAATACTAAAGAATTTAGAACAATGTTTCCAACAATCTTATCATCAAGCCTAAAAGATTCTGTCCTCGACGGAATAATTAATCTAAAAACAGGCATTTCTAAAAACTCATATAGAAGTGAGGTTAGAGATGGAAATTTACAACTGGAGTTTGCTCTTCCTGGTTTAAATAAGGAAGATATTTCTGTTACATCAGAATTAAATCGTCTTATCCTAGAGATCAAGAAATCTAGTAATTGGACTCTGGAAGGAAAGAGTAGCTATATAGTTTCAGATACTTTTAATCTCGAAGAAACTTCAGCAGAGATGAAAAATGGGGTTCTTTTTGTTACTGTCCCAGAGAAATCTACTAAAGGATCAAAAAAGATATCAATCTCTTAAAAATCTGAAATTTTATGGTTTTTCTGTGATATATAAATGACAATTTAAAAACATAAATAAAATTAACTATCATGGCAAGACCAGTATTAAATTTCGCAGATTTCTTAATCGAGTCTGCAAGAATGATCAACGAGGGGTATAGCTTTAGTCAGGCTAAAGAGATACTTTCTCAATATATTAAAAAAGCAACAAAAGCTCAAGAAGGAGATATAACTTCAATTAAAACGGTTACTCCTGAGCAAATAGCTTTAATCGAAAGAATCGCAGGAAGTGTTTCGGAAGAAGCTGTTAAAGCTTTAGGTGATGCACTAGGAAATATGTTAAATGTTTCTTTGGATAATAAGAAGATGGAATTGGATGTGGAAAACACTGAGATAGCTATTAATAATCTTAAAGTTAGTAATGTAGTAGCTGGACAAGTATTTTGTGACGAGATTCCTACTACTTCAGTTAAGACAGCAACACTCGCAGAAAATAAGACATCTTTAGAGGCACTTATCACAGCTATAAACTTGTACAATACAGAAGCAAGAAAAGATCAAAAATACTGGTCTCAGAAAAAAGAAGGTGCTGAATTAAAATGGAATAAGAAAGACGGTAATGTTGCTAATTCAGTAGAGGATAACCAGATTTTCATAACTAATGCAGATTCTAAGGTTGAGTGGAAGAAGAATACTTTTGCCAATAATATTACCCCATTAGCCGGTGGGATTGATGCTGGTTCAAATCCAAGTTCTGATGGATTAAAAGTAAACCTAGTTTTATATGGTATTAAAAACGTAGCAGAAGGAGCGGGAGGGAAAATTTCTGTAAATGAGATCGTTCCTGTTACTATTAAAAAAGGTGGAGGTACGACAGAAAAATCTGTTGATATCCAAGACAACGGGACTTTATTCGCAAAAGCTAAATCTGAATTATTAGAGAACGGTAAAAGAAACATATTTAATGCTATCCAAACCAACTTTACTTCAGTTAGCAGTGTAGAAGTAATCGGAGGGGCATCTAAAGAGGGTGACGAATCTTTCAACAAGAAGCTTTGTTTAGATAGAGCAAATTCAGTAGCTGAATTCCTTAAAGAACTTATCCCTGGTGCTACTATCACGGCTTCTAAAGAAACAAATATTCAGCCTCTAGAAAGTACTGAAGATCTAAAAACTTGGAGAAAAGTTACATTGAAAATCACTGGTACTTTAAGTGCAGTTGAACCAGCTCAGGAAGTTATACAATACGTTGCACAGAATAAGCAGATATCTTCAGATAGATATGACTTATATCAGATTACTCTTTGCTTCTACGCAGCACTAGATCAAGAAAATAAATAATAAACCTTATTACACAAAAAAGGAAGCTCTTAAGAGCTTCCTTTTTTGTGGTCTTATTTTTTTAATCAAAAGAGATTACTACGTAGTATACCCCATTTGTTTCGATCTGTTCTACCCAGAATTTCTTAGGACTTCCGTAACGATTGAAGTATGATTTGAATGCTGAATCATTAAGAGTGCTTAACGCTCTTTCTACGAAGAATTCAGAACCATATGTTTCGATCAAGTCCACTCCTTTGATTGTTTTACCTGTAATATCAGAGGCATTCAATACCGTAGAGATGTGTCCTTGATTTTGTACAAATCCTTGATCTGTTCCCGTCTGGAATTCTTTTAAGTAGTTGTAGCAACCATTTTTTAGCGTTGCGTCCAATTTGATATCCGATCCGTAAGCTTTCTCGAATCCAGACTCGATGCTGTCTTGAACGGATTTTAATTTGTCACCGTTTCCGCCGTTTGCAAAAGCAGTGCTGAAGAAGAAAGTAAGAGCGATTACCAATCCTGTTACTTTGCCGAAGATGTTTTTTGTTTTCATAATTTCTATTTTTTTAATTGATTTACATTTCAAATATAGAACACTAATACGAGGGAAAAAAGAAAAACTGTAAAATTTTTTAAAAAAATCTCCTATACGTGCGTGCGCTTTTATTTTTAATATACGCATCGGTTTATTATCTTTACAATATGAAAATTAAGGATAGAGAGATTTTAATACAAGAGGATTATCTGAACGATCCCTGGAAAATGTTAGTCTGCTGTATACTACTAAATCAAACAAACAATAAGCAGGTTAGACCGATTTTAAGCTCCGTATTTGATCTTATTCCGAATCCCATGTCTGCATCTGGGGTTGATGTCAAAGTGTTAGCAGAGGTCATAAAAACCACCGGATTTCAGAATGTAAAAGCTTCAAGGATTAAAAAGCTGAGTCAAAAGTGGACGGAAGGATTTTCTTCCGTTTCAGATCTTCCTGGCATAGGAAAATATGGAAATGATTCCTGGGAGATATTTATAAATAAAAAAATTGATATTACTCCAACGGATAAAAAGTTGGCTAAGTATTTAGAGGATATCTCTATTTCTTAGGTTTAGCTTTTTCTCTAAATGCTCCTTTAATATAATCGGTTACCTCGGATCCAGATCTTTTTTTCTCCGATAGGAATTTATTAAAAGCTTCGGATTTCCCCTCCTTGTCTAGAAACATGTTAATCTCAGCTGATTCGTACATGGCATCAATCACTTCAGGCATCTGTGGATTTGCCGAAGTGTAATTTCTAGAATTTACTCTAATCTCACTACTTTGACCAGGAACGTCCACGCTACCAGGTGAATCTATCCATTCAAACAGGAATTTGTCGAAATTTTTTAAATTTTTCATCTAATAGTATATATTCACCCGGAACTTAAGAAAGTCAGATGGATAGAAAAGATACAAAAATCTCAATTTAATGATTATCGACATAGAAAATAAGGGGAGTTATCTCAAGGTATCACATTTTACAGAAGAAGGAGAATTAGCATTTTTAGAGGTTCCTATTAAAGAAGAGGATAGATTTGTTTGGGAAAGGTGCGGACCAAACGATCCTAAGAGAGATAAGGAGTGGACAAACTGGTTGGGCGAGCCAGTCAAGAAACTTAAAACTGAGAGATATGATAAGTATCGGATGGCTCAGATTCTGATTGATTCTCCAGAGGAACTTACCAAACCCCTATGGGAATACCAAACTCCTCGAAAATACTTTGTCGATATTGAGGTTGAGATTACAGAAGATATGGCGGCAGCTCTTGACACTGAGAACGCTAGAAATAGAGTTCTTTCGATAGGGATTGCAACAGACAAGAATAAATTGATAGTTCTGGGTCTAGATCCGCTTACACCTGAGCAGCAAGCAAGTATTTACAAGAAGGTCAATTCTTACTTCGAAAGAACTGGAGACGAATGGTCATTCAAATATAAGCAGTTTCCCTCCGAGTATGATATGCTCTACACTTTCTTTAGAGAGCTCGGACCTCGTATGCCTGTAATTACCGGATGGAACTGGCTAGGATATGACTGGCCTTATTTGCTAAATAGAGCAAAGAGGATTGGAGTTGATCCTAAAATGATTTCCCCTGGGAATTATTTATTAGGTAAAGCTCAGCTTCCAGCTCACTTGTTAATGGTCGATTACCTGGAGATCTACAAAAAATGGGACAGAGTAATTAAGATTAAGGAGAGTAACAGATTAGACTATGTTGCAGATAAGGCTGTTGGATTCAAAAAGATTGAGTACAACGGAACACTTCGTGATTTATATCAATCTAACTTTGAAGACTTCATTTACTATAACGCAGTTGACTGCGCTCTTGTTCATTATATTGACACCAAGCTTAAGACACTTCAGACTTTCTTTAAAATTGCAATGATATCTGGGGTTGAGATAAACAGAGCATTATCACCAGTATGGTCTACCGAGATTATGATGCTTCGAAAATTCTTAGAAAGAAAACAGGTATTCACCGACGAGAGAAAGGAAGAAGTACATGTTAAATTTGCAGGAGGTTACGTTAAGGAACCGACTAAAGGATTACATGAATGGATAGCCTGCTATGACTTTGCCTCACTTTATCCGAATACCATGGTTCAATGGGGAATTTCACCGGAAGTATACAAGGGAAAGAATCCATCAGCACCAAAAGAAACATGGTCGAAAACAGCATCGGGAGCATATTTTGGAGGAGAGGACGAGAGCCCAATTCTAAGGACAATCATTAAAGATCTGTACTCCAGAAGGAGAAAAACTAAAGATAGAATGTTAGAACTACAGATCGAAATTGACAAGTTAGAAAAATTATTAGAAAAAGAGAAAAATTAACGTACTATGGCCGCCGATCCAGAGGGTCTTTTGATATATAAAAAACCCGGTGGGATTTAGGCCTAGACACAAACCTAGTCAAAAATCACAATTATGGCAAATATAGACAACCAATGCAAAGATCTTCTCGTTGAGAATGACTACGTAACGTCCACACACCACCTGGAGAAATTGATGACCCTTCAGAAAAACACTCAAGAGGGGGTTTATGGTTACAAGTTTGATAATCTAACCCTCGGAGAGATTAAAGACTTCTGGCTCTGGAATACTAGAGCAATTGAGGATGAAATATCAGAGGCATACGATGCCTTAGGTGGAGTATCTAATAACGGGGAGACATCAATAGGCAATGCAGTATGGAAGCCATGGAAAAGCAACCATAAGAAGGCTTATGAAATGAAAATATCAGATCTATCTGAAGATGATGTAAAAGAACTAAAGATGGAGCTAGTTGATATACAACATTTCATTTTCAATATGATGGTTTCCGTTGGGATGACAGCTGAAGAGCTTTACAATTACTACCTCTCCAAGAATAAGGAGAATATTAGAAGACAAGAAAACAATTACTAATTAAAAAAAATTAAAGTTAACTATGAAGGAATTATATTCTTTACCTGAGCCTATTTTACAGGAAAATAAAAATCGTTTCGTTTTATTTCCTATTGATCATCACGACATTTGGGAAATGTACAAAAAACAACAGGCTTGCATCTGGACTGCAGAGGAGATAGATCTAGCTCAGGATTTGAATGACTGGAGAAATAAGTTAACTGACGATGAAAGGTATTTTGTTAAAAATATTCTAGCTTTCTTTGCTGCTTCGGATGGTATTGTGAATGAAAATCTAGCCGAGAATTTTGTTTCTGAAGTTCAGTACACAGAAGCTAAGTTTTTCTACGGATTTCAAATTATGATGGAGAACATCCATTCAGAAACATATTCGTTACTTATAGACACCTATATCAACGACACTGAAGAAAAGAATAGACTATTTAAAGCCATAGAAACTATTCCAGCTGTTAAGAAAAAAGCAGAGTGGGCACTAAAATGGGTAGAATCTCCTAACTTCCAGGAGAGATTGGTAGCTTTTGCGGCAGTAGAAGGTATATTCTTTAGCGGATCTTTCTGTTCAATATTTTGGCTTAAAAAGAGAGGTTTAATGCCGGGTCTTTCATTTTCCAATGAATTGATATCAAGAGACGAAGGCATGCACTGCGATTTTGCAGTAATGCTACATAACAACCATCTTGTAAACAAGGTTAGTGAAACTAGAATCAAAGAAATTATCATTAGTGCACTGGAAATAGAGAAGGAATTTATTACTGAATCCCTACCCGTTAGACTAATTGGTATGAACTCTGATTTAATGAAACAGTATCTAGAATTTGTAGCTGATAGATTACTGGTAGATCTTGGTTGTTCTAAGATTTATAACTCAGAAAATCCTTTCGACTTCATGATGAACATTTCTCTCCAAGGAAAAACTAATTTCTTTGAAAAGAGAGTAGGTGAATATCAAAAAGCTGGAGTAATAAATAAGGCAGAGGATGCTTTTGACTTCGATGCTGAATTTTAAAAATAATAATCTAAATTAAATGTTTGTAATAAAAAGAGACGGTTCTAAAGAACCAGTTAGGTTTGAAAAAGTTTCAAATAGAATCAAAAAGATGACTTATGGGCTAAACCCAGATCATATTGATTCAATGGAGATAGCTCAGAAAGTTATAGCTGGTATTTATGACGGCATTTCGACGCAGGAGTTAGATAATCTTGCTGCAGAAACAGCAGCATCGCTTATACCTAAGCATCCGGACTACTCTATTCTGGCTTCTAGAATAGCAGTTTCTAGACTACATAAAACAACAAAAAAGAAGTTTTCTGAAACCATCCACGATCTTTATAGTTACGTTGATCCTGAAACTAATTTACCAGCTGGTCTAATCAACGACGAGACATACAAGACAGTAATGAAAAACAAGCAGAAGCTTGATGGGGCAGTTATCCACGAGAGAGATTTTGATTTTGAGTACTTCGGATTTAAAACTTTGGAAAAAAGCTACCTATTAAAAACTTACGGTCAGACAACAGAAACACCCCAGCACATGTATATGAGAGTTGCTGTTGGAATTTGGGGAGATGATATGAAGAATGTAATTAAAACATATGAGCTTCTATCCAATCATCTTATGACTCATGCAACCCCAACATTATTTAATGCTGGAACTAAGAAACCTCAGCTCTCTTCTTGTTTTCTTTTGATGATGTCCGATGATTCAATTCCTGGAATTTATAAGACCTTGTCTGATGTTGCTGTCATTTCTCAAAATGCCGGTGGTATTGGACTTGCTATTCACAACGTAAGAAGTACTGGTTCTTATATCAAAGGAACAAACGGAACTTCAAATGGTATCGTACCTATGCTTAAGGTTTTCAACGAAACAGCAAGATATGTCGATCAGGGAGGGGGAAAAAGAAAAGGGTCTTTTGCTATCTACGTAGAACCATGGCATGCTGACATTGAAGATTTCTTGGACTTGAGAAAAAATACAGGAAAGGAAGAACTTCGTGCAAGAGATCTTTTCTTGGCTTTGTGGACTCCTGACTTATTTATGAAAAGAGTTAAAGAAAATGGGGATTGGTCGCTATTTTCCCCTTCAGATGTTCCTGGATTATGGGAGCTTTACGGCGATGATTTTGAACTTGCATATGAGAAAGCTGAGCTATCTGGTAAAGCAAGAAAAACTATTAAAGCTAGAGATCTTTGGACTAAGATCATAGATTCTCAAATAGAAACAGGAACTCCTTATATGCTTTATAAGGATGCTGCCAACAAGAAATCAAACCAGCAAAATCTAGGAACGATAAAGAGTTCAAATCTATGTACTGAAATATTGGAGTATACGGATAAGGACGAGCAAGCAGTTTGTAACTTGGCTTCTATCCCGGTTAACAAGTTTTTGAAATCTACAGATAATAGAACATCTAAAGTTGCAAGAGGAAAATGTGAAGTTGATCATAAATCTCTTTATGATGTTGCTTACCAGACAACACTTAACTTAAATAAGGTAATCGAGGTTAATTACTATCCTACTAAGGAGACAGAAAGATCTAACATGAAGCACCGTCCTATCGGAATTGGTATCCAAGGTTTAGCAGATCTTTTTGCTATTATGGGACTTCCTTTTACCTCTCTTGAAGCTAAGAAGATTAACGAAGAGGTATTCGAGACAATCTACTTTGCATCCATGACCGCATCTGTAGATCTTGCTAAAAAGGAGGGTCATTATGAATCATTCCCTGGATCTCCACTATCTAAGGGTCAATTCCAATTTAATCTCTGGGGATTTGATGACACAACTCTTTCAGGAAGATGGGACTGGGCTAAATTGAGAAAGGATGTAATGAAGCACGGTGCTAGAAACTCCCTTTTATTAGCTCCAATGCCGACTGCTTCTACTGCCCAGATTATGGGCAACAACGAAGCATTCGAGCCTTTTACTTCTAACATCTACACTAGAAGAACACTAAGTGGTGAATTTATCATAGTAAACAAACACCTAGTTAGAGATTTGATAGCTATTGATCTTTGGGATGAGGATATGAAAAATATGATCATCTTAAATAAGGGATCTGTTCAGAATATCCAGCAAATACCTGAATCGATAAGAGAAACATATAAGACTGTCTGGGAGATAAAGCAAAAAGATCTAATTGACATGTCTGCAGGTAGAGGTAAATTTATTTGCCAATCTCAATCTTTAAATCTATTTATTGAGAATGTAAATGCAGCAAAATTAACATCCGCTCATTTCCATTCATGGGAGCTTGGTCTTAAAACCGGTATGTACTACCTAAGAACTAAATCTGCTGTTGATGCAATTGCAGGTTTAGGTATGGATATGGAAAAAGCTAAGAAGTCTTTGAAAAATTCAGAAGAAAAAGTTACTTTACAACAAAAAGAAAATACTGAAGAGAAGATAGATAAGATGGGCATGACCAGCGAAGAACTAAGTAAGGCAGCAGAAAATATGATGTCTGATATAGTTTGTAGCTTGGATAATCCAGACGATTGTTTGGCTTGCGGATCATAAAGACTTTTAAACCATATGGAGACATTAAAATATTTTAACCAATTTTTAAATGAACGAGAACTTCCCGATAGCCAAGGGGAAGTTCTTGTTATTTTAGGGGCACCCGGATCAGGGAAGGGAACCTTATCTAAGGTACTTCAGGACGAATACGGAATCCACCACATTTCAACTGGGGATCTTATAAGAAAATCAGAAGATGAAGAACTTAAAAAGATTATCGAGGGTGGTAATCTAGTCCCAGATTCGATGATGGTAAAAATGCTTAATAAAGAGCTGGAAAAAATAGACGTTGCAAAGGGTATTATTTTTGACGGATTTCCTAGAACAATTAAGCAAGCTAAAAAATTAGATTCCATTTTGGGTAAAATGGGATTGGGATTAAATCATGCTATATTTTTAGATCTTGACGAAGAAACAGCTAAGGAAAGAATTAGAGAAAGAGCTAAAAAGGAAGATCGTAAGGATGATACCAGCGATGAAATTATAGAGAATAGATTTAAAGAATATCACGATAAAACTTTTCCTCTTTTAGATTTCTATAAGAGAAGTAGGAAACTTTTAAAGATAGATGCAGAAGGTGGTAAGGATAAGGTTCTAGCATCAGTGGTAGAAAAGTTAGGTCTCAAGAAGAAAAAGAATTAAATTTTCTAAAATCAAGCAAATGAACACTACTAGTGGAGATTTTGTAAACTCAGTAAGAGAGATTATAAACAAGAAAAAAAATGACGAGTCTCGGAGAAGATCAATTCTAAGGGAAATATTAGAAACGATATTAGAGACTCTTAAAAAATCGGATAAAGTCGAGATAAGAAGTACTAAAGACTTCGAAACTAATGACATTTCTTATTCAACCAATCTTTATTTAGATTCAGAGGACATCATCTCTGATTTTAAATCAATATTAGAAAAATCTGGTATTAATCTCATAGAAAATAAGATAGACAATAAAAATTTTGTTTATCTAGCAAATCTAGGTAGATCTATATTATCTAATTCCAATTCTGACAGCCTCTGCTTTATAGAGTTAAAAATTACCGGGAAGTATTTTTTTTCTTTAAGAATCATTTCAAAAAATGATCCCATTAGTTATAGAATATATGAGACTAATTACTTCTATCTGAAACTTTGGTTCTTTGATGGCTCAAATTTCACTAATCACGAGGTTCAAATTTTAACTCCCGATAGGTCTAAGAAAAAAATGAAGACCGATTTAAATGGAGCACACACTCTTAACATTAATTTTGATGATCTTGGAGAGATAGTGGATACAAATATTTCTAAAAAAAGAGGAGCAAAATAGGATAACCAGGATATAATACAAAACAGATAAACCAATCACAATGTCAAAAACCAAAATGCAAAAGAAAAAACCGGTACCGATGAAAAGTTTAATCTCTCCGGTTATTCCTAAGACTACATCTAATCCAGGAGAGCAAACTATTAGCTTATGTCTTGTCATGATTGTAAAAGACGAGGAAGACACGATGGAAAGATGTCTTAGAGCAGTAGCTCCATATATAAAATACTGGGTAATAGTAGACACAGGGTCTAAGGATAAAACGAAGGAGGTAATCACTTCAACTATGGAAGACTTAGGTATTCCGGGAGAACTTCACGAGAGACCATGGGTAAACTTCGAGGTTAACAGGACGGAAAGCTTAAACCTAGCTAAAGGTAAATGTGATTACAGATGGATCATTGATGCGGATGATACTTTTTTCTCAGAAACATCCTCGATCAATCCTTTTGCTGGACTTGATACAACTCCTGATTGTTATCAGCTTCTTTATAAGTTAAATCAGTTACAATATCACAGAGCACAAATCGTTAAATCCAATCAGAATTGGATCTATAAGGGGGTTCTTCACGAATACTTATTCCTGGATGAGGAAAAAGTAGAGGTAATTCAATCCCCGATTAAGGGATGCTACGTTATGGCAGATATCTCACCTCTAAAAAGAGCATCAAGTCTGGAAGAAAAATACGCTAACGATGCTAAAATATTAGAGGACGCTTTGGTAAAGGAACCGGACAATGAGAGGTATATGTTCTATCTGGCTCAGAGTTACCGTGATTCAAACCAATTAGAAAAAGCTATCGAGACATATCAGAAGAGAGTTGATATGAAAGGCTGGGAGGAAGAAGTCTATTATTCGATGTACATGATAGCAAAGATTAGCGAGAGAATGGGTAAGTCAGATTCTGAAGTAATCGATCTATATTCCAGAGCTTGGGAATATCGACCAGCAAGATTAGAGGCAGTTTTCCATACAATGAGAAAGCTTAGAGATCAGGGAAGACATTTAATTTCATTCGCTTATGGAGACATAGCAATTAAAACTAAAGGTACAGGTGATATCCTTTTCATCGAGCCAGAAATATGGCAATGGAGACTTTTGGATGAGTATTCCTTGGCTGCTTATTACATCGGAAATCCGGAGATAGCTCTAGAGAAAACAACCGCTATAGTTCAAGCTCCTTTCTTTAAGGATATTCTACCGGAAGAACAGAAAAGACTTCATAAGAATGTAGAGTTCTACAAGAAGGGTGCAGAAGAGAAAATGAAGAAAATTCGACATATGCAAGAACTCCAAAAACTCCAGAATTTAAAGAAGGTGTAGTGGATATATACTATAAATAAAATAGTATACAATGATACATCTTTTAGAATTTGAAGCATTCTCTGGTTTTTATCTTAATGAGAATGATATTAGAGGTGGTATTCCTATCTATAACGAAGACGTTTTCATGCAGAGCAATAACGCAAAGCCTGCCATGATGGTTAAGTCAACTGAACTTGTTTCCACTCTAACTAGATTATTGGAGGATCAAGAGAATGGAGATTTAGAAAGAATCATCGTTATCGCTGAAATCCCAACCCAAGGTAAAAATGCTCCTCAGTATGTAAGAGACGACGTTGCAGCAGAAAGAGATAGAATGGCTAAAAGAAAATACGCTCTATATGGGAGCAGAATAGAAAGAGCGGATAGACCTGAGGATGAGGAATACACTGACGCTATTAATATTTTCGTTGATTCCGAATTTATTGTTAAGGGTGTAATCAATAAATTAGGTAAAGACTATATTATAGCAATTCCTGACTCTAAGAAGAAGAAAGCTGAAGCTAGTGCTTCCGCTATGGAATACTACACAGTTTACATCGAGCCTAAACAGGTAGATGAGGTATTTTTTGTACCTTCAAAATAAACTAAACGAAACATAAATAAAAAGCCTCGATATTATTATCGGGGCTTTTTATTTGACCGTATGATAGAAATAAGATTTAGGGATATAGATCCGGACACAGGGTTAACATCACAAGATAAACAAATAGCATTGTGTGAATCGGAAACTTCAGCAGCATGGATTCTACAAGCTTTAAATAAACTCCAATTAGATCTTCCCGATCCCAATAGAGAAATTTACACAATTCCAGAAATAAAATAATGGCTACTAGTAAGGTAAACAAAACAATTGAGGTACTAACAGACTTCGAACACATTATCAAAAGACCAACAATGTACGTTGGATCTGTTAAGAGAAGCGAAGAGGTTGTTCCGATTATAGGCGATGGATTCATCAAGTCAGTAACCAAAGAGCATTCGGTTGGAATGTATAAACTCTTTGATGAGGTTTTCGCAAACTCCGTAGATGAAGCTAAAAGAATGCAAACCCCCATGAAAAAAATAATAGTGGAGGTTTCATCTAAGGAAAATTCAATTGCAATCACGGATACTGGAGATGGGTTTACTAATGGATCGGTCATAAATAAAAAGAGTGGGATGAGCAATATCGAAACCGCTGTATCCATGTTGAGAGCGGGATCCAATTTTGATAATGATAACATCGACGAATCCATAGTTGGTACTAATGGTATGGGGGTAAGTCTTGTAAATGCACTCTCCTATAAATTTTCAATAGAGACAACAAACAGTAAGGAAACGTACTCTCAAGAGTGGGACAATTTCAAATCATCAAAGCCCACCATAAAAAATAAAACAAAAAGTAAGTCTACTGGAACTACTGTAAGATTTACACCTAATTCTAGCGTTTTTGATAATTCTAAATGGGACTATGCAACAATTAGAACTTATCTTTGTCTGAGAAAGAGAGTACTCGAAACAGAGGAAAAAACTTCACAACTTAAAATCGAATTTATCTGGGATGGAAAAAATGAGATGATCACATCGGAGCTTAATCCGGATTGGTCTGCAAAAACATCTATAGGTGAATTGTTAATCTGGGAAAAGAAAACCGATTCAGGATCTTTCTCTTTTGTAAATAGTGCACTTTGCACAGGTATCCACCAGAAGATAGTTTACGATAAGATTAATGGAGAATTGGAGGATTCACTCGGACACCATTTTTATGACACCTTACTCATTCTAAACCTATCCCCGAAGATAGTGAGATTCGGTGACCAGAATAAGACAAAGTTTGTTTCTAAGAGAGAGGAGGTAGAACCTACCATAATAAGGAATTTCGATAGTGCTCTAGGTAAGTTTTTCCGTAGTGAGGTCTATAAGAAAATCAGAAAATCCGTAGACGATCGAAAAAAAGAGACTGCCCTTAAAAAAATAAGAAAGGAGAAAAAATCGATCAGAATAAAACACTCCAATAAATACTTTCCACCAACAGCCGGTAGAGCAGAGAATCTTTTTATAGTAGAAGGACTCAGTGCGATGGGTTCGATCCTTCAAAAAAGAGATCCTAAAAAAGATGGGGTTTATGCTCTAAAGGGTAAAATAAAAAATGCCAGAAGTTTATCCGATCTTTCTGATAACAGAGAAATACTGGAGCTGATGCAGATTTTAAATTTGGATCCTGCAGATCGATCATTAAACTGTCCATTCGAAAGAGTAGTTATAGCAACGGATCAGGATCCCGATGGTGCACACATTACATCTCTTTTAATAAACCTATTCTATATGTGGTTCCCTTGGATGATCAAAGAGGGAAGAGTTAGCTTCCTTGAAACTCCACTGGTAACTGTCGGTGATAGAACTAAAAGATATTTTTATTCACTGGAAGAATTCAAAAAGGGTGTAACCAAAAGCGAACGCGGTGCTATTCGATACTTAAAAGGACTCGGTTCTTTGTCTCTAGAAGACTGGGATCATGTTATGAAAAATAAGAGGATAATAGCTATCAAGGACGACACTAAAGCCAAGATCCATCTAGATATGGCTTTTGGTAAATCGTCAGCAGAAAGAAAGAAGTGGCTGAGCACTGGGATGTAATTTTTAATCCTCGAATATCTACGTTACTTTTATACTATGTCCGAAAAAAAATCAAGAATCCCAAGAAAAAAGAAAAAGCAAATTCCTGAAGGAATGTACTGCTATAAGCCAACCTCCGGATGGAAGAAGTTTCCGGATGGCCGATACGGGTACAGTATTAAGCCCTGTCCATTTTATCATCATAAATCTGACGGAATATTTGGAGGATGGTGTAAACTTATCGAAGGAGAGATAATGGATCAATGTAAATCATGTGGAGAAAAACTTGGAAAAATAAAATAGTATGGAAAGAAGATATGGGTATTGTTGTATAAATCTTAGTTTGGACAAGGTCTCAACTAACAGAGGTATGGTTAAACGGACCTTTGAGGAAAGAGGGATCACGTATGCTTCGGAGTTGGCTCTCAGAAATGTAATTGATCTAAGACAAATTCTAGAATGGAACTTCGATAACGGGATAAGGATGTATAGAATGTCCAGTGATATATTTCCTTGGTGTTCAGAATACGAAATTAAGGATTTACCCGATTATGAAGCTATCCGGGACATTTTAAGGTCGTGTGGTAACTTTGCAAAAACAACGGGTCAGAGAATAACTTTCCATCCATCTCCTTACGGAGTTCTGGCTTCGGATAGACCAGAGGTAGTAAAAAAAGCTCTAAAAGAGATCGCACAGCACGCAGAGATCTTCGATATAATGGAATTAGATCAAAACCATTATTATCCGATTAACGTGCACGTAAACACAACTAAACCATCAAAAGAAGAGGCTGCAGAAAGATTCTGTTTGCACTTTCAGCTTTTACCTGACTCAGCAAAGAAAAGATTGGTATTAGAAGTGGATGATAAAAGATCACAGTTTCATTCCGTTGATCTATATGAAATGGTACACAAAAAAATTGGTATCCCAGTAACTTTTGATTACTTACATAATCAGTGCAATCCACCAGAGGGCTTAACGGAGGAGGAGTCTTTAGGACTATGTCTTTCTACCTGGCCAGAAGGAATAACCCCAATAACACATTATTCCGATTCCAGAAGAATTTTCGAGGATTCCTCCGCAAAAGAGGTTGCTCATTCCGATTGGATTTGGAAATCCCCCGAAACTTATGGTCTTGACTTTGATATAGAGTTTGAGGTTAAAATGAAAGATTTAGCTCTCATGAAATACATAAAAGAAAAAGAACTGCTATATGAGGTCAAAAAATTCTAAAGAAATCGATGAGTTTGAGCAACAGATAAACAATCAAGACGTAAACTCACAGATTAAATACAGAGTAGATCGTGCTCTAGAAGCTTCCATTAAATATGATTATCTAGTAGAGACATTCGGGGAAGAGAAGGTTAATTCCATAGTAAAGGATTCTATCGATCTGTTCGATGTTGACTTTTACAATGAGGTAAAAGAAAAATTAGAATCAGGTAGAGATGTTTGATGATAATGACGAGGAATTCGAGATGGAGAGAACTAGAGAACCACTTAAGCATCCCCAATACGATATTCTAAGAAATCACATAGAAAGATCCGTTCAGGATATGTTTCTTACCTCATTAAGAAGTCAGCCAATAGAGCTCGTTTTCATATTTGAGACTGAAGAACAGATAGACGGGTTTACCAATAGAATTCTAAAGTATTGGGAGAATCTGGAAAAATATGAGATCTGTTCCGAGGTAATTGAATTGAGCAAACAGCTGAAAGATAAGTGGAAGGATCGGGATAACTTAGAAAAAACTGAAGGACTTCTTAGAATAAGAGACATCTTCAGATCCACTTTTAATGCTTAAATCATGACCGGAAAGGACTATTATAAAATTCTGGAAGTTAGTAAAAATGCTACTCCCGATGAGATAAAAAAAGCTTACAGAAAACTAGCACATAAGCATCACCCAGATAAGGCGGGTAATACTGATGGGGCCAAAGAGAAATTCCAGGAAATAGTGGAAGCATACGAGACTCTCTCTAACCCAGATAAGAAATCAGCTTATGATAATCCATTTGCCAGAGCTGGACAGAACTGGAACTGGCAGAACGCAAATCCATTCCAAACTGGAGATTTTTCTAGTTTCTTCACAGGAAGGTCTCAGCAAAGAGAAACGATGATAAACAAGGGAAGAAATCTTAGCTCCTATGTTTCAGTTACTCTAGAGGAGATGATGACCGGATGTATTAAAAAAATTAGGGTAAACAGGAGAGTTCAGTGTGATCCATGTAAAGGTACTGGAGCTGAAAATGGAGAAACTATAGGATGTCACCACTGTGGTGGAATCGGTAAGGTTAACCGAACAGTCCAACATACCTTCGGAGAAATAGTTATGCAGGAAGATTGCTACAGCTGTAAAGGGAGCGGAGTAATTTCTAAAACTAACTGTAATAACTGCAGCGGATCCGGTTTAATAAGAAAAGAGGAAGAACTTGAAACCTCTATTCCCAAGGGATCGATAAGCGGGGTATCATATTTGGTTGTAGGTAAAGGAGACTGGGCAAAATCTCCAGCTAATCCTGGTGACTTAATTATAAACGTAGAGGAATATGCTCACGCAACATATAGAAGAGATGGAATAAATCTTATACACGATAAGTACCTTTCTTTTAAGGAGGCATGTTTGGGATCAACCCTAGACATTCCCGATCTTAAAGGTTCCACACTAAGAATAAAAATCCCTCCTGGTACTTCATCAGAGAAGGTTTTTAGATTACAAGGAAAAGGAATACCTGAATTTAATGGTATCGGAAATGGAGACATTTTGGTTAAGACCTATATAAGGATACCAAGCGATTTAAGTGAAGAACAAATAAAAGCTTTAGAATTATTCGAATGATTGAATTTATTATTATTATGCTACTCTTTGGTTTTTCTGTTACAACCACAGTAGTCAACGGATCTATATTTGATAACCTGAGAAATTGGGCTCTTGTGAAATTGCCTTTCATTGGTAAGCTACTCACATGTATAATGTGCTTTGGTTTTTGGATTGGCGTTTTGATTTTCTATCCTCTTAACTTTATGGGATTCTTAGAACCTATTGGGGAAATGCCAATTTGGTTTAACTATATTTTCTACCCGTTCATACAGAGCTCAACTGGAATGGTTTTAGAATCAGTGATAATATTTTTTAGAAAATCTAAATAAAATGAGTCAGCTTAATATATCAGAGCAAATAAACACCCAATATCGAACATACGCACTATATGTTTTACAAAGCAGAGGTATACCAAACTTCTATGACGCTCTAACACCAGTACAGAGATTAATACTTGAAAACTCACCCTCTAGATTCAATAAGACCATAGGCTTGGTTGGAGAGGTAATTAAAACCGGACTATATCACCACGGGGATTCATCCCTGGCAGGAGCAATTTCTAAATTAGCCAGACCTTTTGGCTGTTCATATGGTGTATTAGAGGGAGACGGATTCTTCGGATCCCCGGTTAATCCAAGTCCATCCGCACCAAGGTATACCTCAGTTAGAGTTAATCAAAAAATAAAGGATATCATCTTTAAGAACTATGATCTTAATGAGAAAAACCAGGAGGGAGGTCACGATTGGATTCATGTAGAATTTCCAGTTGGTCTATTAACTCATGTTGTAGGAATAGCGGTTGGGTACAGAAGTAACATCTTACCCAGAAAAATGGAGGACGTTGCTGAGTATCTTCAAGGAACACCTAAACTTCTTAAACCCTACTTTAGAGATTTCTCTGGAAAGATCACGAAATGGATGAACGAGGATAGTTCTTGGCTCATTGAAAGTGGATTTGAAGTAGATAAGAATAAGAAGTTAGTTAGAATCTTTGACTTACCTCCGGTAATGAGATACGATAGCTTTATCAGCAAGCTGGACGATAAATTAGATAGATCTGGACATGATTATAGGATAGAGAATAGATCTCAGAGTAAATGTGATCTCATCGTTTCCTTTAGAGGTATGAATCCGGAGACATTTGATGAAGTGGTTGCGATGATTTCCAAATTGACCAAGATCATCGTGAAGGAGGATGTCATCTTCGTTAAGGACGGTAACGTGATGGAGTTTTCATCTGTCAAGGATTACTTGGATCACTTTAAAACCCACTTAGAGCTTGTCAGATTAAAAAGATTAATAAGGGACGAATATGACTTCTCCAGAGAATTAGCTTTTCTTGAGGCAAAATTAAAATTCTTGAATTTTATGATCGCTAAGAAGAGGAACAATAAAGAGATTACTGAGTTCGTTTCTCAATTTGAATCCTGGATTTCCTCTAGACTACAGAAAATAGAAGCTGTAAAGCTTAGCGTCGAGCACATAAAGCAAACCGAGGAGGATATCAAAGAGATCAAGAAAAAAATAGCCCAATTGAAGAAAGATATAAAGGATCAAGAGAAAAACTACAAGAAGGTTTGTAAAGATCTGGAGAAAATATCTAAAACGAAGCAGACCAAAATAGTCAACAGCTTATTTGAAGAAACCCAAATTAACGGGATAGAAATATTCCAGGTTGAGGAGGAAGAAGAAAAAGTTGAGGAAATTGAGGAAGAAGATGAAATTTAAAAGTAAATCCACAGTAAGAACTATTAAAAGATAAAATATGAGACTGAGAATCACAAGCACAGGGAATCTGATCACTCTATTGAAAAGATTAAAATCAGTAGAGAAAAGCGTTATCCTGGAATTAAGGGAGGATGGAATTTTTTCCAAGGTACACACACCAGACAAATCAGTAATGAAATATTCATCGGTTAAATTCGATGATGTTTTAGAAGGCGACATCGATTGGAAATCAATCAAATGTGACCGAATTAAAATAGGAATTATCGACGTTACAAGGCTAATTGACGCTTTTAAGCATTTCAGACCTGAGGAAGAGATCTTTATTGAAATCCCTACAGAAATGGTTGATGGATCATGTATATCTACGGAGATCAAATTAATCTCGGCTTCACTTAGTATTAAATTAAAATGTGCAGATCTTTCCTTACTTTCTTATGTTGAAGATTCTATCTTGGATCTGGTACATAGCAGAGAAGATGCTTTGATGAGATTTAAGATCTACCAATCAGACTTTACTACCATAACATCTCTATGCGGACTAGAAACAAATTCTGAAGAGATCCTATGTTTTGATGTAAAGGAAAAGAATGTTTATGCTATTGGTGATTCCTTTAACTATAAATTAAATATCGGATCCTCTGAAATCATTCTGGAGGACGGATCAAATTCTCCTAACATTTACAAAAAAGAACTATCATACATGGAGCCTGAAACATGCGAGGTATACGTACATGATAATAGAATGGTAATGGTTTCTGAACAATCGGCTACTTCAATAGCAATGGGATTAGTAGAAAAATAAGAATATGACCCAGGAAGAAATACTAGAAATAAAAGAAAGGATAGAAAGTCTTACCTCGCTCAAGAATGAGCTTAAGAATGAGGAACAGGCAATTAAGTTAACGATGAACTCCATCTACGGAGCGATCGGGAACAACTGGTTTGTTTGCTTCAATCCTGACGTAGCAGAATCGGTAACGCTTCAGGGACAAGATTTAATAAAATATTCTGAGAAGATTCTACATAAGTACTTTCATGAGCACTGGCATCTTGATAAGGAGTTACATGAAAAGCTTGGTGTTACTGATGTTAAAAGGGTGATTAAACCTCTGGTAGTTTATGGAGATACTGATTCTAATTATGTTACATTCCAGGAAGTAGTGGATTCATGTAACTATCAGGGAGACGATAAAGAGCTTATCCTAAAGATAAACGAATATCGATTAAATGATTACTTAAAGAAATGCTTCGATATTTACTCTAAAAAATGGAATACCGATAACTATCAGGATTTTGAGCTTGAAACTCTTTCTTATAATGGTATATTCCTAGGTAAGAAAAAATATGTGGTTAACCTTGCTTATGATTCAGGTATACACACTGACGCCCTTTCTCAATTGAAATTCACAGGGGTGGAGATGATTAAAGGGGGTACACCTCCTTTTGTTAGAGAGAAACTTGTATATCTGACAAAGTTCATATTCTCAAAAGGTAGAAATTTTGACATTCGTGAGTTTGTTAAGGAGCTTAAGAATATAAAGAAGGACTTTAAAGTTCAGGAGCCCAAGAGTATTTCAGCTTCAGTGAATATCAATAACTACGAGAAGTTTATACTTAATGACACTACTGGATTCGAGGTGGCTAAGGCATGTCCAATCCACGTAAGAGCATCAGGATACCATAATTATTTGCTAAATAATTCTAAATATAAAAGCAAATACTCTTTGATCAGAAGCTCAGAGAAAGTCAACTACTATTTCGTTAAAACTAAATCGATCGCAGATAACAACGTATTTGCTTATCCACAGGGGACATATCCATATGAGTTTGCCCCGCCGATTGATTATGACGAGCAGTTTACTAAAACTATTCTCGATCCCATTAATAGATTCATCGAAGTCATGGGATATAATAAGATAAGTCCGAATCTATTCATGATTAATGCTCTTTTTTGATTATGGGATTTCATAAGAGACACATACCTGAATTAGAGAAATTAAAAGAAATAAGAACCTCTTGCAACGATGATAAAGAATTTTTGGATAGGATCGTTGGTAGAGCGGATGCTTTCGTCGGTTCTAAAGAATCTATGCAGTATTTGGACCAAGTTTACGAAGAAATCAAAAAAAGAGAAGAAGGTCATGAGGAGTGAGGAAGAGATTAAAGAATATCTTATAGATTCCTTAAATGCTGTTGTTTTTACCGGCAGGGAATATGAGGAGTATAAATTACTTATGATAGAGGAGGCAAACGATATACTTTCTGATAAGAAAAGATACGTGATATCAAGTCCACTCCCTATACACTCAAAATTATCCAGAATTAATGATCTTATAGACTTTTTTACTATCCAGGAGGAGAAAGAAATAGTCAAAGATTTGACTGCTCTAAGAGATTCGGTTAGACTTCGTTTCTATTTCGAAGAATTCGTATAAAATCCCTTCGATTGGGATATATAAGAAGCAAAATAAATTACAACATGTCATCTAATAGAGTACTTGATTTTTTCTCCTATATTAATGAATCTAAGGGGGAAACTACAAAAATAGTGGTTTTAACGGGGAACGTTAAAGGAAGTAAAACATCCAAATCCTTCGAAGAGGAATGTAAGAAGAGAAAAATTGAGTGTCATATAGTAGATGTTAATGATGTCATTTTAGAAAAGGCTTACAATGGTCACATCATTAAAACCGGAGAGGATCAGATTACGATAGATCCTAATTCTACTGTGATAGTACCAAGAAGAGGGGTCTTAGAAAACTCATATACGAAGCAGGTGTTAACGTATTTAGAAGATGCTAGATACTTTACAGTTAATACTCTCGAATCTATGGAAGTGTGCGAGAATAAATACCTCACTTCTCAAGTTTTAGAGGAGAGCGGCTTACCAGTTCCTAGATGTGCATTAGTACCCAATGAGGATTTTTTAGACTCTGCATTGAAAGAAATAGGTGGTAAATTTCCGGTAGTTATGAAGCTTCTATCAGGTACTCAAGGTATTGGGGTTTCTATAGTTGATTCTTACTCTTCATTAAAATCGGTTTATCAAACGATTAGAAAGCTTGATGGAAATAATGAGATCCTGATTCAAGAGAAAATAGATTCGAATTTTGACCTTAGAATCCAGGTAATAATTAAGAAATTTGATCCTTTGCAACCAGATCCAGATAACTGTATGATTCTGGGATCTATGAAGAGACAAGCTGTTAAAAAGGATTTTAGAACAAATTACTCTTTAGGTGGATCTGTTTCTAAATATAATATTTCTAAGGAAATAGAAGAAATAGCATGTAAGGCTGCAAATGCAGTTGGATGTCACTGGTGTGGGGTTGATATAATGATAGACTCTAAAACTAAAAAACCTTACATCTTAGAGGTTAATTCATCTCCAGGAACCGAAGGTATATCACAGGCTATAGGTAAACCTATCGTGGATGATGTAATAGATTACCTGGTAGAGAAAAGCAATTGGTCTTATTCTAATCTGGAAGTTGGGTATTTAGAGACTTTAGAAATTCCTGGATTAGGTTCAGTTGTAGCCAAATTCGATACTGGTAACGGAGCTAAATCATGCAGTATCCACTGTGATGAGGTAGAAGAAATAGACGGTAAACTGAAATGGAAAATCGGTAAGAAAAACTTCGTAAGTGATATAGTTGGATATTCAGATGCTGAAGTAGGTAAAGATATCCACACCAGACCAATTATCGAGATGGACATTTTATTCCACGGTGTATTGGTACCTGCAGTAAAAATATCTCCTGTCGACAGAACAGAGAAAAGCACACCATTCTTAGCAAATAGAGGATTTATGAGAAGACTTGGATTAATAGTTAATCCATATAAAGCCTTTGTAGTTTCGGAAGAGCCTAAGAAAGGATATGGTGCTGGTGCTTCAAAAGGAGAAGCCCACGCCGGAATTAAATTTGAAAAATAACAAACAGATAAAATGGAAAACCTAAAAGAGTTTGGTAGCATTAGCGAATCATCTAGCCAAGATGAAAAAACAGAAAAAATCCAAGTTCTTCTTTCCAAAGAAGATTTAACTGACTTGAGTAGAAAAATCTCCAAAGAAGCTCTTGCTAAAGGAGAAGCACCGGTTTCTATTTCTCATTACGTGAGAAAATTGATTAGAAGAAACCTAGGGAAAACTACTGAGGATTAATTTCTATGCGACTGCTAATAGAATTTGACGATTACCTAGAAGATGATCTAGATCTGGGTGAGCCAGAAAAGGCAATGATTCGAAACTGGATACAGAAGTATGAAAAGTACTTCAATTTCCATAATAGTGGGGAATTCACTGATTCTATTGATCAGATAACAAAAGACTGTATAGAACAATTAGGAATCGATAAATCAAAAAGTGATGCAGTTCAAGATTACCTAGAAAGTCTATATACTCTTTCGGATGGACTATCAGTAGTGATGGCTCCTGGACCGGAATTACAATATACAAATATAGACCAAGTTCAGAGATTTCAATATTAATGTGAAACCTTTTTATATTTCCTTTGTATAAAGGATAAAATATCTTTTATGAATCTTGTTTCAGCTTTACAGCAATCCAATACTACCACTGAGAATGGAATGGTAACCAATTCAAGTTCACTCAACAATTGTGTTGATCTGTTCTTTAAGATTGGAGCTTTTAGAGCTGCTGATGATTCCGATATAATCAGAGCATTTTCTTTAGCTTTTAACGAGAATCCTGTTACTTCTATGAGAATACTTTTCTGGGCTAGAGATGTAAGGGGCGGAGCTGGCGAGAGAAGGGTATTTAGAATCTGTCTAGACCATTTAACTAAATCCAATCCTGAATCTTTAAAAAGGAACTTGGAGCTTATATCAGAATATGGTAGATGGGATGATCTTCTGGTTTTATTTGGAACTCCATTGCAGGAGGATGCTTTCGGTTTAATTAAAACCGCACTAGAATCAGAAAATGGATTATGTGCAAAGTGGATGCCTAGAAAAGGTCCAATTGCGAACGAGTTAAGAAAGTTTATGAACATGACTCCGAAGGAGTATAGAAAATTGCTTGTTTCTCTAACTAATGTGGTTGAGCAAAACATGTGTTTAAATAAATGGGAAGACATTAATTATTCAAATGTTCCATCGGTCGCTGCTGCAAGATACCAAAATGCTTTCTATAGAAAGGATCAGAAAAGATACGCTGAGTACATTCGTCTTTTAAGCATGCCTAGTGAAGAAAGACCAAATGAAATAAAAATCAATGCTCAAGCGGTTTATCCCTATGATGTTATTAAATCTCTAAACAGAGGTAATAAGGACGTTGCAACCGAACAATGGAAGGCTCTTCCTAATTATATGGAGGGAAATACTGAAATGATTCTACCTGTAGTTGATGTTTCAGGTTCTATGATGTCCTCAGTATCTGGTGGATCTTCCTTAACTTGTATGGACGTATCAGTGTCTTTAGGACTTTATATCTCGGAAAGAAATAACGGGCCTTTCCAGGATCACTTTATAACATTTAGTGAGAGCCCTAGTCTACAGAAATTATCGGGTAATCTTTATGATAGATATTGTCAATTATCCGAATCCGATTGGGGAATGTCAACTAATCTAGAATCTGTATTCAATTTGATTCTAAAGCAAGCTACTAAACACAACATCTCTGAATCTGAAATGCCATCTAAAATATTGATTCTTTCCGATATGGAGTTCGATGAATGTATAATGGACGGTGAAAGTACATCTGCGATGGAGATGATCAGAAAGAAGTACTCTGATGCTGGATATAAGCTTCCTTCGATTATATTCTGGAATATCCAGAGCAGAAGAGGTGGAAATAATATACCTGTTAGATTTGATGAGATGGGAACTGCTTTAGTTTCTGGATTTTCTCCTTCGATACTTAAATCAATATTAGCTGGTTCTGAAATAAGCCCGATGGAGATAATGAACCAGACGATAAATTCGGAAAGGTATCAAAAAGTATCATAAATAATGAAACTTCTTCTGAATAGAAATATATAAATTAAAAATAAGGAATCTTTTCAGCAAAAACAACTTACATTTAACTACGCAATAAGGATAGGACTCTTCGGAGCCTCCTATCAAAAAAAAGAGATTCCGCTATTATTAAAGGATTGTTACAGCAAATACAACTACAATTGAGATAACAGAAAAAACAATCCTGATACTATTAAAGTCCGAGTGAAAGCTCGGACTTTTTTTTTCTTCCGGGATTATTTTTTATCTTTGTTTCATAAACCAATAAAAATCGAGATTATGTTAACAAATGGAAAATTAGCAAACGAAGGATCGAATCTGGATAAACTCATTTCTAGATTTAGAAAACCAATTCTCCTAGCGGGACGTATCTTACTTGTTATTATAGCTCTTTCCTCAGGATATGCTATATCGGAGATTCAACATCGATACAAGGAATCCCTGGTAGAGGAGGAATCCCCTATGGTAACTAGACCAGCTGCTGAAATCTCAGTGGCCATCAACGAAAGAAACGAGTTGATGCTCATAGATCGTAGAAATGGAAAATATGAGATTTACCAAGATTCTACTGGAATGCAGATCTTTAATCTTTACGCAAATAAGCTCTATAAGGACAATAATCAATAAGCCATGAAGAATACGATGTACATGATCATTATCGGAGTTTTAATGGCTCCTATAGCTTTCCTTTTAATCAGTAGTTCAACTGCTAAGGAAGAAACCGTTATGCTTGCTTCTGGTAGTTCAGCTTCTATGAATTTGCCTCCATGTATCGAAATGCACAACTGCATAGAAAAGTACAGTAAAAAGTACGACATTCCAAAAAGATATGCCTATGGAGTGGCTTTCAAAGAAACCAGATATCAAGGTGCATTTCATTGGAACTATAACCCAAAACAGACCAGTTGTGTTGGAGCTGTAGGACCGATGCAAATAATGTATCCAACCGCACAGATGATGTGGAAAGACCGGGAATTTACCAAGGTGGATCTTAAGGACAATATAGATTTTAATGTTGAGACCAGCATGAAATTACTTAGACATCTCTATGATAGGTATAAAGACTGGAAGATCGTATTTGGGTGTTATAACACTGGACGTCCGATGGTTAATCAATATGCAATCGACGTGTATAATTTTTAATCCAATTCGGAATAATTTAAAAATGCTCGGCTATAAAGGTCGAGCATTTTTTTATGTAATGAGAGCTGTTTATGTTGACTGGCACCTTCCCAGAAAAATGAAGGGTATAGTTTTACCGGTAAAGAAGCACTGGGAAGTTGCGATGATCATCAGAACAACATTCTTTTCCAGAGAGATAAATGGATTCTCGCCTGTTTTATATTGCGATCAGGAAACATATGATTATTATGAAAGTCTGGATCTCGTAAAGCACTTCGATGACGTATATCCTATCTTACCTAATGATGAGACAGAGGTAAATTTCGATCCTACTGTTTTCTGGGCAGCTGCTAAGTTTTTAGCAATACAGAAATGCAACGAGCCATTTATTATGATTGACCTCGATGCAGAAATAAGATTCAAGATTAATCCCGAAGAATATGATGCCTTTTTTGCCCATTATGAGCTGGTACTAGATGATGACATTAATTACTATCCGCCACCTCAATACTTAGATCAATCCGATTATCTAGGAAAAAAGTACAATATCGATTGGAGTGATCTAGCTATGAATACGTCGATCATCTATTTTAAGGATCTCGATTTAGCAAAAGAGTTTGCAGATTCTGCCCTTGATTTTATGGAGAATGTCGATTCGATTAATTTAAATTTCGATCCGGTTTCGTACATACTCTTGGTTGAACAGAGATTAGCTTATGAACTGTGTAAGATCAAAGAATCTAATATTGGAACTCTAATCTCTGGAATCTACATACCAAGGGAAGCTAGGGATGGAATGGAACCAGAATTTGTCGATTCTGATGTTGATGAGATATCACAAAAGGGCTTTCTTCATATTTGGGGATATAAAAAGGCACTAAATGCCAGTCCTGAATTGGAACAGCAGCTTTTAGGAGATCTTATCTCATCGAGAATAAATTTAAAAGATGATATCGTAGGTTCGATTTCTAAAAATTTCGAACTCTATATGAATAGATAATAGATGAATGAGGGTAAAAGAATAGAAGGTGAATTCTATAACTATCTTAATGATTTTGCTAAGACTAACGGGATTAGGGTTACCGAGGTTATTAAGATGGATAAATTGGTAGAGGATCTTCGTAATCTTTATCTCTCTAAAAAAGGAAAGGAAAAAGATCAGGAAAAAGATCCTGAGTAATTATATGGGCCCGCTTTGGATTTGACAGGCGGAGGTAGTTCTTTGAGATGCAGGCAGTCTTAGATTGGAAAGACTTTAATTACCTATCAAACAATAAACGCAAACGTTTACAATTCTGAGGATATCATGAGTATCCCAACTTCACTTACTCGCTCTGTAGTAGCTGAAGAGGTTGAGCTAGCTGTTGCAGCCTAACCAATTGGCGGCAACTGCCAATTATAAAAGAAAGTTGCAAGCTGGCAAGAAAAAAGGTTCGTAGTATTGCCTATTTGACATTGAGTGGAACCTTGAGGATTAGTTCAATACCCATTAAGATCGTCACTATCAATGTCAGTGAAACTTGGTTAGTACCGGGGAGTAAACCAGACCGAGCATTAAGTCTGAAAGAAAAAAGAAACGCACCAAAAGTTTGTTGATGTCGAAAAATCAACTAAGCCTGTGAATGAGTCCAATGGACATTCGATCTGGACGAGGGTTCGACTCCCTCCGGGTCCACTTTTTTGAAACATTTTAGATAAATACTAATATAAAAATTAAATTATTATTATGACACTTACTATTACCGCTGTTTTATTAATTGCATTAGTTCTAGGATTTTGGTACTTTTACTCAAAGGGAGCTAACAGCAATATGAAGGGATCGATCGATGTTGATCTGGATGTAAATTTGGATATCCCTTCAGAAGAAGGAGAAGCTGATGCTTCAACCACCGTATCTGTTGGATTCAATGGATCTGTTAACCAGGAGGAAGTAACTGAATCCCCAGAACCTGTTGTTGAAGAGGAACCAGTTGTAGAAGAAAAAGCACCAGAGGTTAAAAAAGCTAAGGCTGAGAAAAAGAATCAGCCAAAAAAACCAGGAGCTAAACGAGGCAGAAAACCTAAAAAAGATAAAGGAAACGATCTACTACTAAGCTAATAAAAAAATCCCTCTCAGAGGGATTTTTTATGAGATAAATTTTTTAATCCCGCGACCAAAATTTACATTTAGGTCAAATTACTAAAAATAACACTATGCTTTTAAGAACAATTAAAAATTACGCCCTACTCCGAATTTACAAGACCTCTAGGTTTTTCAAGACTGGAAAATTCAAATCCGTAAAGAGAAGCAAAAAAGAAAGGACTCTTCAGAAGATAATCAAGGGGGTTTTAAATGATCCAAAAAGCCGAGTTTATTACTCACCGGAAAGCTACCGAATATTCACTCACAACCAGGATAAGACATACATCATCTCGTTTGATGATCGTGAGATTAGAATCACGAATCACCGTTTCTTTTCCAGCTTCCAAGTAAATCCAGATTTTGCCCGCTCCATAATAAGAGAAGCATTTGCTCGGATAGAAAGAGATATGCAGGCATTAGAAAGCGAATCTGTTTGTAACGAGGATTTCTTCCTGAATGAGGTTTATGATAAATTTAGTTCCTCTGGAACTAATGAAGAGATGCCGACGAAGGAAACCGAGAAATACTTCGAGGATATTCTAAATGAGAGCACTCTGTCATAGTTATGAGAATAGCAGTAATTGCCCATGACAATAAAAAAGCTGACCTTGTAGCTTTTATTCTTAAAAGATTAGATTTTTTTAAAGAGCATGAAATCGTAGCTACTGGAACTACAGGAAAACACATCGAGCATGCCGGCATAGAAGTGAACAAGAAGCTATCTGGTCCTAAGGGTGGAGATGCACAAATAGCAGCAGAGCTTGTAGATGGTAAAATAGATGGTGTTTTATTTTTCATAGATCCTCTAACATCGCATCCTCACGAGGTTGACGTTCAGATGCTTTTAAGATTATGTAATGTTTGGAACATTCCAATTGCTACAAATTATTCCACAGCAAAACTTTTAGTTGAAGCGATAACAAAAAAATAAATATTCGATGATAGTATGTTTTATATCGGATACTCACTGTCAGCATTCAAGTAGAAAATTAGAATTTTATCTGGACAGAATTCTGGAGAAATATCCAGATTCTACTATAGTCCACTGTGGCGATATTTCAAGTCGGGGTAGATTTACAGAAATAGAAGATTTTCTTTCGTGGTATTCAGACCTAGGGTTTAAAAATAAAATAATGATCTCAGGTAATCACGATTTCTTCTTCGATTATGATCGTACACCAATAACTGATATGGGTAGATCTAGACACGGAAATCCGATGTATTCGAAGGAAGATGTTTACGATTTACTTTCAAAATATCCACAGATAATTTATTTGAATGATTCGGGTATCACCTTGGATGGAATAAACTTTTGGGGTAGCCCAGTAACCCCGTGGTTCCATGACTGGGCTTTTAATAGGACTGAGGAAACGATAATAGATCATTGGAAAATGATTCCTGATAATACGAACATCCTGATAACTCATGGTCCTCCAAGAGGTATATTAGATCTTACCTACAATGGATACACCAATGTAGGTTGTATAGAACTAGCTGGAAAAACTTTTGATTTAAAAGAACTTATGGTCCATGCTTTCGGACATATTCACGAGGCATTTGGTATTGAGACTGTCGATGAGGTAACCTATATAAATGCTTCGTTTCTGAATTTCAACTATCAGCCTTTAAATTCACCGATAATATTTGACACTGAGAGTAAAAAATCTTATATTTTTTCGATTCAGGATTGAAATTTTATCGGACATGTTTCATAGAAAGATAAAAGAAAATTATTAATGAGAACATTCCAATACCCTTCCGATGCTATAAAATGGACTAAGGAAAGGTTATCAGATCACGGTTACGTTGTTAAAACAGAGAAATGGCAGGGCATAGAAGCTCCTGATGACATGTATGAAATAATGAACCATTCTTTTCAAATGGTTATACCGAAATCTATGGAAGAACTTGTTGATGAGGTAAAACCAAATTTACCTTGGGCTAATGAGCATTTCTTAGAAAGGGTTGGTGGACTTCCGCTCAATCCCCCGCCATCTCATGTTAACTGGCCATTCGCTCAGAAGAATAACGAGCAGTTTGGTGGCAATGATAGATTTTCCCACACATATCCGGAGAGAATTTGGCCTAAATACGCTTCCGAAGTTCCAAATTCTTCTATGGAAGGTATTAGATTTTCCTATGGTGATTTTGGTGATGTGCTGGATCTATTAGAGAAGGAGCCTTTTACGAGACAGGCATTCCTCCCGATCTGGTTTCCCGAAGATACCGGGGTAACTCACGGAGAAAGAGTACCCTGCACCATTGGTTATCATTTTATGAGAAGAGGTAATTTTTTCCATATCTCCTACTTTATTAGATCTTGTGATTATATAAGACACTTTAGAGATGACATATACCTAGCCATCAGAAAGCTAATGTGGATTCTGGATGAGCTTAAAAAAAGAGATCCGGAGAGATGGGGTGATGTTGTTCCGGGTTATTTTGCAATGCACATAGTTTCGCTTCATTGCTTTAACCGTGAGAAAGGACTTTTAAAACTAAGTAATAAGTAATATGGAAAATGAGTTTGTAAAGGACGTACTAGATTTAGCTAATCGATATCCAAATGATTCTGAATTGGGAAAAAATGTAAGAATGCTAATCCGAAAATATAAGGAACATTCAGATACTAACAAAAAAAAGGAGGGTAGTCTCCAGAAATAATTATGGATCCAAAAGCTAGTTACTTCAAGGAGATCAGAAAACCAACTGACAGTATGATGGTTTTCTACGAGAAAATGTTTAAAAGAAACCAATCCAAATTTATCAGAAGATCCAGTCTCGAGGTTTCTCATTTGGGATCTGAATTCGATTATGATGATAAAAGGATGAAACTTTTGGGAGCAATAGATTCTACCCTAATGATATCGGAGGATCTAAATGACGGTAAATGTTATATAGTCCACGGCGACACCGTTACCAATTTAATATTAAAAAATAATTAATTGCTTTGTTAGATTTCTACGTTAAGACATATAGCCCCGAAGTACACATACAAATATGTGAGCTAATATCTTTAACTCTGACCAAGATATTAGAGGACAAAATGGGTGAAGAATCTGACGATTTTTATGGGATTTTTCTTTTGCGTAGTAGCGACGAAGTTTACGAGCTTTTCTCTGAATTTAGAGAGATAACCTTGGAAATGCCTAAGGGGAAAGTTATCAGATAACTCCTTTATCTGATTTCTCGTTGATATATAGTTTGTACTTATGTCTATTTGTAATTGGGCAATAAAACAAATTGATATATGGACGAGAATAACATAAACCAAACATTCTTGATGAAGCAAATACTGGATGAGCTAGCTAAGCTTAAATCCAATATGCCTAACGGTGAACTGAAACACCTCCAGGATAGCATAGAGGATTTAAGGAAGGACCAAAAAGTGCTCAAGGATGACATCTCAGATATCAAAAGAAAATTGCTAGACCCCGAAACTGGTGTTATAGTTAGGGTTAATGAAAATACAAAATTTAGATTACAGGAGGAAGACCGATATGAAGATTATCTGGAATTCAATGCTGATCTCCGAAGTCTAAAGAAATGGCAGGGAGGAATAAACAAAGCAATGTGGATAATTTTCACTGCCATTGCAGCCATCGCACTCAAAGTTATTTTTGGAGTGGGGTAGGCCACCAAAAAAAATATTGGACCATGGAATCGGGAAGTTTCAAAGAATTCATGGATATGCAGGACAACGAAGGTCCATTTCTGGGGGATTTAATTTACCCGAAGGTAAAGGAAGCTATCCTAGAAAATTTCGAAGAGGCAAATCTCTTCACTCTAATTCCCACTGACAATGAGGAATATCCAGATGGCATTGTTTTTAGCCTAGATCGAAATCAATTTTCTATATTTCTTGAGCACTACCTAAAAATGTGTGAAGAGAACGAGCTCTACGAGAGATGTTTAGAAATACTTGATCTTCAGGAACTTATTACAGAATGCTAATGTCATGAATGGGGACGAAAAGAAAATATACGACCGTGCACTCATAAAATATTCTATGATTGTAAGATGCGGTGGAAATTCCATAGAGGAAATTAAAGAATGTATCGAGATCTTCGAAGAATTTGAAGATTATGAAAAATGTGCAGATTTACTCGAAATTTTAAAAGCCTATGAGTCTAAAAAATGAGTAGAGAAGAAAGTAAAAATAGTGAAGACGATAAATAGGCAAGTTTTTGAGAATGCTTTAAAAAGCATGGAGATATATGGTCTGGATGGAATGAAATCCCCTAGAATATTATCTAAAAGAAATCTCATTAGAGAATCACTAATTAAATATTATGAATCCACTGAGGAATTTGAAAAATGCAAATTCATAGTAGGATTTTTCGAGGATTTGGAAAAAAATATTTCCGAGACAAAATCCACCAGGAAAAAGCAATAATAGGTTCCACGATTTTGGTGTTTTTGAAACCTTTAGTTACATATAAGGTATAATTAACATCAAAAACAAACAAATAATTAATGAAGTTTTCAGAATTATCTCCGGATCAAATTTATGAGATTTCCAGAATATACTGGGATCGAAAAATGGGATGGGATGACAGAATGGAAGCTCTCAGTGAATACCTAGGTAAATCAGAAAGAACCGTCCAGAAATGGATATCCAAGTTAGGTATTACCGAGAAATCTATTCAGGAATCTCCACAGCTAATTAGAGCTAAAGAAAAGAAATTTAATAAAAGAAAAAAGAGATTCATTGTTACATGGGCTCAGAACGATACTCCAGTTCACGAGAACTTCATCTGTAACATTGAGGCATATGCGAATCATATCAATGCAGATATTCACGTTATAGCAGGAAGGTACAAGAATCCAACCTCAGTGTTTACAGACAAGAAATATGAGCAATGGTCAGATCGGATTATAAAGTACTTGGATGCTAACCGTCACGAAATCCACAAGTATATGTGGATAATGTCAGACGTAAAAATCCAACCGACGGCAGTTGATCCTATGACAGGATTACAGGGAATGACCGGTATTAATTCCTGTATTTTTGGATCCCCCAAAGTTCAGTTGGAAACAATCCCAGTACTGGAGGGGAATTTACCGAAAATAATGATGACCACTGGAGCCTGTACGGTCAAGAACTATACAGATTCTAAATCTGGTAAAAAGGGAGAATTCCATCACACATTAGGTTTTGTCGTAGTAGAAATAAAAGACGATGAAACCTTTTTTGCTAGACAGGTGACCGCAAATGATTCTGGTGATTTTACTGATCTTTATTACAAAGTTGAGTATGATCCTGACGAGGATCAAAGTAAAGTAGATAAGATCAACAGAATATCTGCAGCTATCTTAGGAGACGTTCACTATGGACAGCATGACGAGGAGGTTTTAAATAAAACCCTAGAGATGTTTAAAAACATCAATCCAGATTATGTTGTTTTACATGATGTTTTCGATGGATTATCTATAAACCACCACGAGTCCAACGATCCATTTGTTCAATACAAGAGAGAGATGGAGGGAACAAACTCCCTTAGAAATGAGATCGATGCGATGTTAAATGGATTGGAGGTATTCAAGGATTATAAAACTGTAATAGTTAGAAGTAATCACGATGATTTCTTGGATCGATGGTTAAAGAATACTGATTGGAGAAAAGCTACCACCATGAAGAACTCTATTGAATATATGGAGTTCAGTACCCTGCTATTAAAAGGAGAAGCACCGAAAGGGATTATACCTTATCTCATTAATCAGAAATTTCCAGAATTTGTTACGCTAGGACGCAGTGATAGCTTTGTAGTTAGAGATTGGGAACTTGGACAACATGGAGATATTGGGTCCAATGGTGCAAGAGGATCTCTGTTACAATTTAGAAAGCTTAATAGAAAATTGGTTGTTGGTCATTATCATTCACCGGGTAGGAAAGATGGAGCTTTGGCAGTTGGAACATCAACTAAACTTAGAGTTAATTATAACCTAGGACCAAGCGGTTGGCTACATTCTCACGTTATTATACATGATGATGGAAAAGCTCAGCATATCAATTTTATAAAAGGTGACTTCACAACACTAAAACCATAATCCAATATGGATCAAAAAATATACAATTTCATTGCAGGTGTAGATGAGGTAGGACGTGGGTGTCTCTCGGGTCCAGTCGTAGCTGCAGTAGTAATTCTTCCCGAAGGATTCTATGATTCTAGAATAAAAGACAGTAAGTTAATCAAGAGTCAAAAGAAAAGGGAAGAGGCTGAAGCACTTATCAAACAGAACGCAATTTCTTGGGGTATAGGAGCAAGTTCCCCACAGGAGATAGATCAGATGAATATTCTGCAAGCAACTTTTTTAGCTATGAGAAGAGCTATTGATGCTTGTTCAAAAAGACCGGATTTTCTTTATGTTGATGGTGATAAATTCCCTGGCCATAATGGAATACCGTACGAGTGTGTAATAAAAGGAGACTCCAAAATACACTCTATATCTGCAGCATCTATTTTAGCCAAAGTTCATAGAGACAAGCTAATGAGACAGATTGGACTAGAACACCCATCTTATAAATGGGAGACCAATGTTGGTTATGGAACAGCAGATCACATTAACGAGATAAAAAAATCAGGGCTAACCAAGCACCACAGAAAAACTTTTTGTTTAAACTTTATAAAATAATAAAATGGAATCACAAGAATTTGAAAAAGAAAATGTCATGTCTGAAAGCGAAGAATTGAAAATATTAGGTATAGA